ATACCATCTAGTTGGCATTTATGCCTTTTTTATTGGCTGAAGTATTGAATTTTCAATGTACGACACACCTTATTGGTGTGGGAAGTTTAAGTTATTTATCTGCAAATTTTTTAAAGAGTAATATGTTCCATTATCATATGATAAAAATCCTAAAAATGCATGCTTAATTTCTTGCAATGAAAAAAGAATATCATTATGTACATTTTCTAGAATTTCTCTTTTAGGTACTATTTGCTCTTCGAGCTTTTTCTTTTCATTAATTACAAACTTTTCCTTTTCTTGAAAAACCTGTTTAACTATTCCTCTCTCAGCCTGTAATTCAGCAAATTCTTTCGGATATAAATTTTTAAATGTAATCATCGAAAACATTTCTTCATCTTTAAGTTTTGTCGTTTTTAATGTTCTCTTATATACAAGAAATTCATTGCATATATTAGTCAACACTCTCATATCTTGCACAAAAGGCGATATCTTCCATATATAGCGATCTGATATATCATAATTTTTGCTTTTATATACACCATCTTCGCCTTTTTCAAATTTTAACAATCCTCTTAATATTTCACCAGAGTTAGTTGCACTAATATAAGGAATCACAGGGACAATAAAATCAAAAAACTTGGTTCTTTCCTCATCTTTGAACATATCGTCTTTTATCGCATATATAAATACAACTTTGCGTTTAATATTATCATAATTATTTATAACAGTATTTAATTCACGTAATTTTATAAAAATATTTGGCTGATTAAACCTATCCAAATCCTCAATAAAAACAGTATCATAAGTTGTACTTTCAAAGAAATACACAATTTCGTCTAACGACTTGTCAAAGATTGATTCCTTTTCTTCTTTCTTTGATATACTTGCCTTATCACCCAGGTTAATATTAGCAATTCTAAAATTTGACATCACATATTTAAGAACTGTTGTAATCAATAACAATACTCCAAAGATGGTTACTGTAAATACAGCATACGATGCCCATTGGTTAAGATGAAAAAATGCTCCATTATTAATGACTGTATTTTTAAAGTCTTCCAAAACATTCGGATTAATTTCAAGATAAACAGCTGATGCTACGACAGTTAACATCAATAGCGTGAAAAACATTTTCCAATAGGATAACTTCTTAATCTTTCTATATCGACTTTGTGGAATTTTCCCCACATCTACTCTGTAAAAAAGTTGCTTAAGAATTCCTTCCTCTATTACATTTTCATCAACGTCATCTAAAGTCCAGTCATCAGCTAATAAAGTTGTTTTATCATCTTCTCCATTTACTGATTTCGTTGGCGTTGAAAATGCTGCCAATGAAATGGACAAATATTTTGTCTTAGGATATTTTTTCAGATATATTTTTTCAGATATGTTTTTATAACACTACTTTTTCCCGATCCATATGGACCTGATAATGCTATATTTTTCACATCTTTATTCTTTATTGCCCAATGGAGCGCTCGTATATATTCTTCACTATTCTTTGTATCTGATTCCGGTGTTAAATCCCTGTACCCAAACTCCCCCTCCGGGCAGCCATTTTTCTGATGCCCAGAAATTAAATTTTGTATTTTTTCTTTTAGATTCAATTCTTTCATTTTTATCCTTTCCGGGCATCGTATGCTCTGCTATTTTTTCACCGGTTCTCTCATCTCTCGATATATAACCCCAGCCAATGCATTCATAATTGCATCATATTTAGCTTTATCTTCAAACAAAAACTGGTAGCTCTCCTGAGACTCCATATAACTATCCATTGCAGAAGTTCCAAAAGCATTTGGGAAGATAGTCTGCATGAAGATAAGTGGATCTGTTGTGCGTGCTGAATTAGCAAGTTTCTCGTCTTTTGCTAATTTATCATGAAGAGCTCCAAGCATAACTCTATCCGCATCCGTGAAATCGCCCTTGAATTTTTCATTCACTTTTTCGAGAATTTCATCCAAAGTGCTCTTTTTCTTTAATCCATGTTTTCATTTATCTGTAACAGTTTCGTATTGACCATCCATATTTTCAAGTTGTATGGCTCCTTCAAATGTCTTTTTTAGCTTGTAATATTCAAGTTCCAATTTGCCACCAAGATCCACACCCTCCTCTTTTTCCGCTGGAATAATATCTATCAAATATCTAAGGAATAAATACTCATTATGCATCTCTCTGTCAAACATACGAACCACCTGCGATATGTAGCTGTACCATTTTACAAGACTTCTCGCTTGTCTTCTAAACTGATAGCGTTCTTCTAGATTTTTAAGGTTATATCTATCAGCTACTGGTTTTAAAACACTGGTCATCTGCCCCATAGAATTCTTCTTTTGCGCACCAGGTCTATTCCATCCCTCAATGAATCCAATAATGTCATTATCATTGTAAATAGCATAATCACGTAACTCTCGTTGTGTTTGATACATCAGGTCAACATTTACTTCCTGTTCCAAGCTTGTCTCCTGATAGAACGGCTGGAATGCATCCAATATCTCTTCCTTCGTATTTAAAAAATCGAGTATAAATGTATCTACCTTGCCTGGACATGTTCGATTAAGTCTTGAAATTGTCTGCACTGCTTTTACTTTCTTAAGTTTTTTTGTCAACAATCATTGTATGTAGCAATGGCTCATCAAAACCAGTCTGATACTTTTCAACGACTACAAGAATATTGAAATTATCATGGAACTCGGTTTTTGTCTGTGATTCAGATATATGACTTCCATCACGTCTCACATTTAATCCCGTCTCTGTATAGTGTTAGCATCTAAATAGTACAAAACAAAATGAGATATCCCCTTAAATGTTGTATAATAAAGAAAGAGGAGGAACTCATTATGTCACGACAAAAAACTCAACACACCAGGCAGTTCAAGTTGGATGCTATCAACTATCGCAAGGAGCATCCTGATCTTACACAGGTTGAATGTGCAAAGAGCCTGGGAATCGATGTCAGCACCCTTGCCCGCTGGGAATCCCAGTTCAGAGATAATGACGGCGATATTCCCGTTATCGGTTCCGGTAATTACGCTTCTGAAGAAGCGAAGGAAATCGCTCGTCTTAAGTGTGAACTCCGTGATGCACAGGATGCACTTGATGTGTTAAAAAAAGCCATCGGCATTCTGGGAAAAAATTAACAGAAGCTATCTATACTGAAGTTTCTGCTAAGGTAGAGGTTGCCAAAGTAACCTGACGCCACGTCTCTATCTCCGGAATGCTGAAATTTTTAGGCGTGTCCCTCTCTGGACACAGAATGGTTTTATATACCTTAACTGAGTTATGGACTTATACGCCCACAAAATCTTTGCCTGGACTCTTGCAGACACTATGGAAGTATCTACAGTTGTCGAAACAATCAATAAGGCAAACGCCTGTCGTAATACTGATTTACCACTTATTATCCATTCAGATCGTGGCAGCCAGTATGTTTCAAATGCGTGGCGTGAGGCCACAGAAAAGATGCAGCGAAGTTATTCCCATAGCGGTTATCCTTACGATAATGCCTGCATCGAATCTTTTCATTCCTTAATCAAAAGAGAATGGCTTAACAGATTCAATATCATTAACTACAAGCACGCCTATAGGCTTGCATTCGAGTATATCGAAACCTTTTATAATACCGTTAGGATTCACAGTCACTGCAACTATATGTCTCCTAATGATTTTAAAAAATGTATGAGAGGGTATGTTCTCTGCCAGCAGCTTAGTTGGCAGAACTTCTCATTTTATTTTGTGCTAAATCTTGACACAGAACCATAGTCTTAGACAATATTTATCCAATAAGTTCATTATCTTTAAGATATTGTAAGAATCCTTCTATAATGCTCTCCTTCCTCTCTACAATATCTTGTTCTGTATAATCATTTTTCTCATTTGATAATTTTAATAACTCATGCACTTTTGTTCCATGCTTCAGTTTTCCATTCGCAGATGTATACCCTTGATAATATTTGATTTTATCTGTAAATCTATAATCTGAAGCTCTGATATTAATATTTTTCTCCAAAAGCGCCTTATTACCCAAAGACTCTAAACTACTCTTTTCTTTTAAAGAGTTTTCATTTTCCTGTCGTTTCTTTGAATAAATATGTTCTATCTCTAAATTTGTATCCAATGCCATAAGTTCCTGATTTTGATCCGTATATGCCCACCAAGCAAGAATTGATTTGGTAATTGGTCTACCATTCGTAAACACATAACTGCTCATAATATTTTTTACAGTATCTTCTTCAAATTTATATCCTGAAAATGTAACCGGAAGATTATAAACAATATTTATCATCTCTGGATAAACCGGACTTCTTAACGCATTTACACCTGGTCTAATAAATGCATATCCAAATATGAAAGCCGTGATTTTATTTAAAAATCCAAAAAATTTTTCTTCGTTTAGCGAGCCATCAACATCCTTATACTGCATAAAATACACCGATACCAGATATGTCCACATACCATTCGGTGCATAATTCAAGACAAACAATTTTTTCAATACCCTATCAGAAAATTTCTCGTCCTGTACTGATACTTTTCTCCAAAATTCTGCCAAACATTCAAGGTTATCTAAAGTATCATTATTCTTCAAAATTGCATAAGAATCTTTCTCATAAAATTTTCTGAGTGCCTCTGTTGTAGTATTTTTTATTCCTTGCTTTGCTCTTTCAAAATACATATATCTCGTAAAAAGCTCATCCATGGGGGAGCCTGAAGGTGCAGCAAAAATGTCGTCACAGACTGCCTCTAAATCTTTCCACCGTCTGATAAACTCATCCTTTTTCCCAAGACTGCTATAATGTTTGTAAAACTGTGCCTTGAAAATATCTGTATCAGATAGTGGTTTTCCTCTATCATTCAATGTTGAAAATATACGAAGTGCTGTGTCCTGTGATTCTGCTTCAATTGGTAATAGAATGCAGTTGTTTAATATTCTCGTTGGAAGATAGGCAAAATATGCTGGATATTCCTGCAAAAACTCATTAATCTTCTCTTGAAAGAATCTATATGTACGAGCATATTTGCTCTTTTGTGAACCATCCACAATTCCTGTTTTCAAAATAGTCAAAAATTCTTCCTTGTCATCATCAGTTGATACCTCTGAATCAATTTTTAGCCTATTCTTATCTGGTTGTCCAAATTCATTTGTCTTCCAAATACAAGTTGAAATATCTTCACTCGTTTTTATCGCATATGGATCCTTCATATTTCCAAATTTAGAATAGAACGCTCTAAGTAATAACATCAATGTTGTCAGCCTCTGCTGTCCATCAATAATTTCCAGTTTTCCATTATCATTCTTAAAAGTTACAATCGGTCCTAAAAAATACTCATCGTTATCACTATCAAATTTCGTATAGTCATTTTCCGGGAATGCAAATACAAATATATCATCCCACAATGTTTGACATTCCGGTTCCTCCCATGCATAGGGTCTTTGATAATCTGGGATTAAAAAATCCGCTCTTTTATTTGAAAACAATTCTTTTATTGTTTGTTGATCTATGTTTAATTTTGACATTTCAAATCCTCCTACTCTTGCATGATCCTAATAATGCAATATTGTTATTCTCATTATTTATTACCTAATTGAGCACTTACATATCCCTTATTAGTGTATTACCTCTATTAAATCTCTAACTGTTTCCGACTGTATCAACATCCTCATCTTCTTATTTCCATCCTCAACCTCCGGCTTACCACATCTCAGATTATCCGGACGCTCCGACACACAACAATCTTTATACCAACACTCACCCATAAGAGTGCCCTTCACGGACCACTTCTCATTTTGCGTAAATTCACCTACCAATGACTTCATCACACGCTCTGTAGAGTATCTCTTAAATCCTGCTATGTACTGTAATGTTTTCTTATCATCAATCCTTGATAAATCGATTCTGTGATTCTCAACTGCCGTCAATACTTCTTCACGAATCTTGATTTTATCTGTCTTTCCGGTGCCTGTCCATTCTACCAGCTTGTCAAATGCAAGAATCAGGTACTCAAAACAAATCATATCCAGAATCACAATCTTTCCTTCCGACTTATCTGTTATTGATTTCAACATACGATACTTATTGCGAATGTCCTGATTATCAACCACATAATCAAATGCAATATAGTATTTATTATCCTCTTTAATATTCAAGTCTAATACTGCATCCAATAATCCCTGATTGCTTCCTTTACTCTCAACGGCAAGCTCATTGTCAAAGAAAAGTTGATTAACGAATTTCCAGAAGTGAAGCCCAGCACCGGTATCCTCTGTCCATAAATATCTCATATCACAACTCCTCTTCCAGTATTATCCTGTTATTATCAAACTTCAGCACCTTAAAGCTCTTATCAGATACATTGAGTCCGTCACAATTTCGTAGAAAAAGCATATACTGATTAGACAACTCAAAATTAATGAATCTCCTGACATCATCATTAATCATACAATCTGCATTATCTATCACAATAAAACTATCTCTACACTGTTTGATTGTTTCTAAAAAATTATCTGATTTGTAGTTAAACAGCTTGATTGCTTTGTATTCGTCTGTCAACCTTATATCTTCAAGCATTTCATAAAGTACTGTTTTTCCGGTACCGCTATCTCCACCAACAAGAGTAATCCTGTCATCAAATGTCAAATCATATGAAAATGGAGCTGCCTTAAATGTTATATTCTTATAAATCATTTGCTTCTCTCCTTGCATACTCCTTACTCCACCAGGCATTATATCCTCTGCTACCGGTAACTATATCAGAATCATTAAATCTGATTTTGGCATCATCCGGAATATCAAAAAGCGTTGGTCTTGACATATAAATCTTAATATTATCCATAGTAAAAATGATTCTAAGAACATTCGGTCCACATTCCTCAACATTTACCACCTTATCGGGATGCTTCACAATATTAAGCAATGTCTTGCAGCCTGATGATAAATTTCGGATCGTACCTAAGCCATATTTTGTTTCTATATGCTTGTCTGGTGTCAGCTTCGCTTCATCCACTTGTTGAATCAAATCAATTTCTTTTTGTGACATATCTTCATTTCCTGTATTCAGGTTGAAGTACAAGTCATTGTAAAAAATCCAGTCTTTTGAATCTTTCCTCTCCGTATATATATCTATCATTACAATGTTCTCCTTCTGCAATATATGTTTAGCATCTGATTTTCCATATCTTACTTGGATAAGGCTTTGAATCAAATTTTCATATAGATATATTCCAGTATACCACACATAAATAAACGGCCCCAGAAGATCTCTTAAAATCTCCTGGAGCCTTCTTCATTTCCTATTGAAAAATAAATCCTTCTATATTTTATTTTTTAAAAAAATTATTCAAACTCGCAAAGTTTGGTTTGATGTAGGTTATTTTAATGTGGTTATCTATACTGTTTTGTATTGATAATCTATACTTTTTCCACACGTTATTTTTCATTTCACATATTTTTAGTACCAATCCAGTACCATTGCATTTTTTCATTATTGTGTGTAGTTCAGGTGGCTTGCAGGTTTCTTTTACTACTCACAGAATAATTTTCTGTCGGTTTGCTTGTCCACCTATGGAAATTATAATCTACATCCAATATTTCTGCAAGAAAAAGTTTTGTGGTACTAATCGTTAGTACCACGATTGTTTTCTATGTACTGAGCAATATCAATTACCTTTGCAGGCTTTCTCTTAGTAGCAATCCCTAGTCGTTCCATGTCTAATTTAAAAAGTTCACTCGGATATCCATACGCATCAAATCCCTCTGGCTGGCAGATATCTCTGTTCAGATACTCACTAAGTTCCCATTGATACTTTGCTTCTTTCTCCAGCTTCTTACCAAAATACTGTGCATCCATTACCATTCTGTTAATGCCACCAACCGATTTCCTACCATGAGTTTTGGTTATAGTTGTATCGCCTGCTCATCTCAAGTATTCTTTTTACTTCATTCTGTAATTCATCACTAAAGTCTGATAAATCATTATATGTAATTACTTTCAGTCTAATAAGACGAACAATATCCTATATTACCTCTGATTTTTTCAGTTCCATGACAACTCCCAGATGACGTTTATCTTCTTTTATCCGTTTTTCAAGTTCCCAGAATTTCTCTGATGCAGGCTTTTTATCATCACCATCCTTCTACATTAAACAAGTGCCTATTTACATCACATGGGTAACAAAGCTTCTTTTGTAATTCCCTTTTCTTCCAATTGTTTCATTATCACATTTTTTAATCTTGCAGGAATGACCACCTTTACCAAAAAATTACCTCCGTCCAATTCTTTAGGAGCTTCCGGCTCATTCGGGCACAATATATTATTCCCCGCATTAACACTTGTTCTCATTTTATCAATCGGAGTTTCAAATTTCACACCACAAACATATAAACACCCTTTTTGTCTTTGTATTCTCATATTTTCCAAATACGGATTACGTGGTTGCATAATCATAAAGCCGTGGTCCAAATAAGAAACTAAATCAGTATAGAAATCCTTTTTATAAGTATAATTATCTTTCAATTCCGGATATTTCTGCAAAAGTATCTCTGCATATTCACTTACACTTATACGTTGCTTTTTAACATTAACAAGTTCACACTGTATCTTTATTCTTGTCCATTTAGGATCATACGGCGAATATGACCATATAAATATAGCCGCATCTTTTTCAATATTTTCACAACAAGCAAAAAACAATGCTACATTTATATCCATTGTAAAGTCAATTAATCTTGTAGCATGTATATAATGCTGATTATATGCCATTACTTCAAATAGTAAATCTCCATATTCCGATATACTCTCATCCACAGATGTATCTCTGCATATACTTGGAGTGATTTTCCAAGAAGAATCACTTTGTCCTCTATAAAATGCCTGTAAGTAAGTTCGTTCATCACCTGGGTCACCTCTACCTGATCTTGGTAAATCATAGAACGAATTATAATCATTTGCAATTTGATATATCTGCGAAATATCTTCTACCATAATTTCCTGATAATCATATTTTTCTTCAAAATCTGACATATAGCCACCTCTGCTAAAACTTGCTAAATCAATCGTAACGCTCTATCAATCATTTTATATTCTTTTCTACTTATTATTGGCATATATACATCAATATAGTTATTCTCCGCCCATTGAAGTATCTCATCTAGATCAGCATACATCTCATTCTCTTTTTTACTATGTAACATACGATTATTGTTATTCTCAGCAACTGTTTCCTGCTGTCTACATCCAATATATATTTCTCGTGGCAAAACAAAATCTTTTATTATTCCTGATTTTCCAATATTAATATCATCTTTTATTACTATCCGCCATTCCTTTTCATGAATCCACTCATCTGACTTGGTTAATGTATTAGCCAATATATTTTTTTCAGAACTATCTTCTCTGTAGAATATTAATTTATCACTATAGATTACCGGCATACATTGGTATTTCTTAACAAGCTCATAAAGGTTATATCCTAAACATATTCCCTTGTGATCTGCCGCATAATATCCCCACATAGGAAAGGAATTATTAACTTCAGAAAAACAAGCAACAAATAATGAACTTCTCAATGCTTCTGTTTTCCTATTTTCAGTTTCCTGTCTCATATATGTTTCCATAGCTTCTTTTCTCTGGCTCTTCGGATAACTGGCTTTCAATCCGCAATCAACTGTAACTAAACAATCATATGGATCGTTGAAATTAAATGCACTACTTAACCATAATTGATGATTTTCCAAATTTCGCAAATCCCTATTCAAACCTCTGCTATAGCGATAAATCATTTGAGTCTTATCAATATTATCTAATATCACATTTCTTGCTTCTTGCATATTATTTAATGAAATCTGCTCTTTATAATCTGAAAACCATTCTTTGTTCATACACTTAGTCTCCTTTTATAATCTGTCTCATCCAACCATCATAAAATCTTTTGCAATTCAGGTTGAATGAGACCCGTTTAAGTTAAAACTTTGCTTTTGCTTCCATAATATCTGTCCCTTTAAACACAAACACAAAATTTTAAAAGTATCTATTTCACTATTCTTTATCATTTTGCTTCAATACTCCAAATTAGTATATTAGAATCATCATTAATCATGGTCTTTATACTATATATTTTGTATAATTTCCATCATAACTATTACAATACCATTCCCACTTTGTTACTCTCTTAGTCATATTTAACGAATTAATTGGGTCACTTATAAAGCAAATCTCAATATAGTTATCACTTTGATTTACAATTGCAAGATAATATTTTTCCTTATATTGTACCGCTGCTGAGAACTCATTATTTGTCATTGAAAATGGAGCCCCTATATTATCAACGCTTTTCACTTCAAAATACTTATGTGTTCCATCTTTAGTTATTACCTCTATATCATATCCAACATTTTGTGCAGCTACATCTAAAACATTTGCAATTTCATCAAAACCTCTTAATATCTCAATGGTATTTTCCTCAACGGATCTCCATTTCTTTACATTAGATGCTTTACTAATTCTTTTCACTCCTAAATCAAGATTATTTTTTTTATATGAATCTTCGCATTCGTCATTAAATTTAAATGCATAATTTATTCCCATTTTTTTATAAAACTGTTCAACAAAAGATTTTGAATCCACTTTTTCTATTACAGCCAAATTAAAACTTTCTTCTACCAATTCTTTACAATCATAATCATTTAAACTCTTAACACCTGATTCAAATGAAATTATATTAGCATTATTAAAATTATATAATGTACTTTTTTCTAAACCTAATCTTGATCTGTTAATAATTTCAGATAATACACCAATTCTTGTTTCTTTAGATAGCACATTTTTTGCCATAGTATTTAATATTATATCTATGTTTAATATATGCACTCCTATCAATTTAGCAAATTTCATAATACCTTTAATATCTAATTCAAGTTCATTTCCGATTCCAACAATATCGTTTATTTCGCATATTATCTTAAAATCATCATTTGTCATCCACTGTGGTTGAAGAAAAACGCCACCTAGATTTATGTTGTTTAACAATACTATATTTTGTGATTTTTTTATTATTTTTTCAACCAAAATATCACTTATTGTATTGCCTTTTATAGTTCTTAATGGATCTAATGATGCCTGTCCTAAAATGTTTATGATACCATATATATCCGTTTTTTTTTGCCAAATAGGCTCAATTATTTTACCAAATAATTCTACAACATTATTAATAGTATCTGTTGTCTCTGTATCTAATACTATTTTTGTTCTAGATGGATCAGTTGAAAAGTCTCCATTTATTTTTAATGGAATATTTACTCTATTATTTGTTGGCATAAACGAATGAAAAACTGCTTCATTATCTCTTGCCATAACAGTCTCATTATCATAATACTTAAAAGCTATATCTGTAACATTATTTTTAGAATCATTATATACAAGCCAATTTTGATTATCTTCTGTTCCAATCAATTGAACCATTTTTATATTATCTTCAATTTGATTATTTCTTGTTAAAAAAACATTTTCTCTAGATTTACTATCAAAAATGATTTCTTTAATATTTCTTAAAAAGAGCATACAACTTGAATCAAACATTTCAATTTCATCTAGCAAGCAATTATTATTCACTTCAAAAATAAAAATAGTTGTATATTCATTTCTTAAATATTCATAAATATATTTAATATATTCATTTCCTTCAAAATTATGTGGAATTCTAATCAGCGGCACATTTTCTGCCTCTGGTATCTCCTTTTGCGTTAACATCTTTGAAAATGTGGCTTTTATATCTCCACTATATAAATGCACAATATTTGAATAATTTACAACTGATTTAAATCCTATACCTCTATATCCAATTGTATTATTCTTTCTATGCTTAGTTGACGCTCCACTTCTACATAAGGCTTCCAAATCTCTTTCATCAAAAGTTCTTCCATTATTTGCAACTAAATATACTTGTTTCCGAATTTCCTTTATTATTAATTTACTAGCGCATGCATCATCAGCATTTTGTAAAAGTTCAATTAAAGATCTCCCAGTGTAACTTTCTGAAATATATCTTTCCATACTTGCTAAATCACTCATCAAAATTGGAGATTTCTTCGCCTCTTCTAAAAAAATGTCATGTATCTTTTCAACAATTTCCATATTAGTTATCCTCTTGTTGCAAATATTCTACACTTAACCATATTAAAAGCTAAATTATCTTCATTTAAATACATATGTATAGTATCATATCCCGAAAATTCATCTGCATCTATAGTATTATCGTTTGAAAAAATAATTGTGCTATCTTCATCATAAAAATTTGCTTTAATGGCAATATCCTCTGTTAACTTTTCTCCTGGTGTCAGTGCTAATTCTATTAATAGTTCCATCCAACCATTATTCTCTTGTATCCCACAAAATCCATACCCTATAACTTGCAAATTAAATTTATCAAATGTCATTTCCAATATTTCAATACTTTTATTAAGTTGTTTCTGAATCATTTCTTTATCAATACTTGCCATATATTCTTGTCTCCTTTTAGGTTATTAATAATAAATAATTATTTATATAAAATAATATTATCATATAATCTCCAGTAATTCATCTTATTTTTATGTCCATTAAACTATACTAATTTCAAATACTTCTGGTAAACTAATATTTTGCAAAAGAATCACCTCCCTCTGCCCCTATTCCACATCTTATCTTCTGCTTTATCTTTACCAACATCTCTGCTAACTGCTTCATCATAAATCCTCTGAAACTCCTCATAAAGCCCATCTCCATCCAGCTTTATCCCCAGTCGTTTCATTACATCCGAGAACAACCTTATGCTTCCACTTACATCAGCAATATCAAATCCGAATATATCTGCCTTAACAGAATCACTGACATTCTCATAACCTCCTAGCTCTGATATTCTCCTTACAATCCAGCCAACTTTGACCATAGGCTCTTTTTCTTTAGGTTCCACAAATTCACTTTTACCTTTTACATCAGTCTCTTGTTTTCTCGCACTATCAGCTTGCTCTCTCAGTCTGCCTATTTCATTCTGCTTATTGTTAGGATTCATCACATCAACATTTGCATCATGCTCAACAACTACTGCCGTTGCTTTCTCAACCTCAGTCTCTTCATCCATCCCCGGTATCTCAACATCCCTGTCTGCAACGATTTCTTCTTTCCCAGACACCGCATAATAAGCCTTATACAAATCTTCTTTTATAATGTCATCAGCAAGCTGTATCTGCCTCTTAACATTTCTCTTCTCCTGCTTCAGCTCATCCAATTCTTCCTGCACTTCCATGTGCCATATCTGATATTCCCGGTACTGTTCTTCATTCTTTATACTGCGTTTCCGACTAGAACTTTCTCTGTATATCTCCTTCTGCCTGCCCTCAATCTGCTGAATCCTATCTTCTTTCTCACTTATGAAATCCACAAGCTCCACAATACTTTTGATGTCATTATTCACAAGCAGCAGATATTCATCCTGTAACTGATGAAACCTCTTCAAATCCTCTGCATACTTTGCTCCACCAACTACAAAACGCTTCTGTTCTACAACCCTTAATCTGTATAGCTTTGCATAAAACTTCTTCTGGAATGGTGACAGCTTCGCCCTGTGCAGCCCCCTGATATCCGACGAATAAAAGTAAGGCTTTGCCATCCAAGGCATATCCACATGATGCCTTAGCATATCTTCTGAAAACATCTCGTCCATTTTTGCAAGCTTATGATAATACCGAAATCCCGGTGCCTGTACCTCCATCCACGCGTCTTTCTTAAATACATATCCAAGTCTTTTCATCAGATATTTAAAATGCTCCACATTTCCGGCTGCATACGCACACATCTTAGCATCACGAAGTATAATATCCTTCATGGACATTTCCTTTTCCCACTTGTCCCTACTGATATTCTTTGGATTTCTGCTATACTCTGCCGGCATTATGGAAAGTCCAAGCTCATCACAATATTTATTTGTAATCGGCTGCAGATGATTCTTCCAATTGCCTTTAGGTGAATTATACTTCTTGCCGGTTGTCATACTCACACTATTCCAGATCAGATGCCCATGCATATGTTCCCTGTCAGTATGAACTGCATACACCGCCTCATAATCATTACCAAGCACATCCTTTGCAAAGTGCTCCAGCACATACATTGCCTGCTCTGCCGTCACTTTTTCTTCCGGTGAAAATGATATGATCACATGATAGCCCTGCCTTTTACCTGTCTTATGAAATATATTCTTTGTCTCTTCCATCTGCTCAAATGCTGTATCTGGCAGGCAGTTAATACCGCCCACCAGTATACATTCTTCTGTCTTATCCGGATTCTGGATATATTCCAAAGCATTCTTCAGGTGCGATGCTGGATTTCTGCCCTCTGACTCCTGTATATTTAAGATCTTTGTAATCGCCATACTTCCAGCACCTCCCCGAATGTTTTCTTTACATCATCCAGACTGTTCTGCAATTTATCAATATCGCTGTAATACAATCTCCCCTGTGAATTGCCAAGCTTTACCGTCTGATTAATATTATTTGCAATACCTGCTATGATACGGATTGCTTTTGCCCTGTCCTCAGGATAACTTGTATCTATGTTGCCGCCCGTCCGGATCAATTCTCTTATATAGGCACTTGCTGTCATTCCCGTCCGGTTAAGTGCCGCTTTTAGAATATCCATATCTTTCTCCGACAGCTTCACAGATACCTTATGATCTTTCCTGTCAGACTTGTATCTTCGCTTTCCATCTGCCATACGTTTCTCCCCTTTCGTAGTTTTCTAATGCTGTATCAAACCAATCTCTTTTTATCTGTACCATTGCTTTTTTCATCCTTTCCAAAAGTTCTGCTTATAGGTTTTGCAAGATGCGGAAAAGGTCGGACCTTTTCCCGAAAAAATATAAACGCCATCAGCGTTTACATAATTTTTCGTCTTGGCAGGAGCACCTGCACCCTGTATATGATAATATGTGGTGGTTAATGTACCACCACAATTACTGATATGGTGGCACTTTTTGCCATCACTTTACTGTTTTAGTGGCGTTTTCCGCCACCACTTTTCCATTTTGATGGCACTTTCCGCCACCATGGCTTTTTTCTCGCTTATCTGAGTGGTGGCGCTTTTTGCCGTCACTTTGCTGTTTTGACGGCGCTTTTTGCCCCCACTTTTGCATTTTGACGGCACTTTTTGCCCCCACACTTTTTTCAGCTCTGATTTGTGCGGGGGCGCTTTCTGCCCCCACTTTGTGGTTTTGGGGGCGCTTTTTGCCCCCATTTTCATGTTTTGACGGCGCTTTTTGCCCCCACACTAATGAAACTGCATTACCACATCCATAATAACGATTTCCTCTGCCATCATCCTGGTCTGTGTTCTTAGCTGTAACTGTTCTGTAAAGGAATTTGGATTCTTTGGCTTATGCTTTTTCAGCCACTTAGCTTCAATATCATAGAGCAGCTCATATGCTGTATCATTGACTTCATCCGCTCTCTCTTCAAGCTCACCGAACCGCACCAGACTCTTATATCTCATTGGATATTCTTCCTTGATATATTTAATCCACATACGCCCATACTTTCCTACATCTATATCTGCCTTCTCTGTTCCTGCGACAAGCACCGGATAAAAGATTCCATCCCTTTCTTCATATGGGATGCCAAGCTTTTCAAATGTTGTCTTACTCATAATGATTACCGCCTTTCTCATCACTCTGCAGAATATCAAGCACATGCTTTAATTGAACCAGCAGTTCTTCAACATCTATACCTCTGTCAGATTCATCTAATGTCTGTAATTCTTCCAGTATCGTATCAAGATGCACCTGTACTTTCTTTGCCACCTTCATTCCACCAACAACCCTGATTTCATGCTTCAGAAGACATTGGATGATATAATCCTGTTTTGAAAGTCCGCTGAGTGAAACCTTCACATTCAGCTCCTGTGCTTCCTCCGGTGACATACGAAACGCTACTACAACATTTCTCCATCTGTTCTTGGCATCCAGCCTTTTCTCGCTCATAATAATCTGCTCCTTCCGATATAAAATCTATTCTTTTAATTTCTGCTGCATATATCCAGCAAAACTTGTACCGGCATGATTCATAATGTTTTACATAGGCATTATCAGACTGCCTTGTACTTATCAATGCTTATAATTTTTTCCGCAGCCGCATCCATATCAATCATAGGTGCTGTTTCCTCTGTCTGCATGATTTCTACATCATCATCCTGCTCTTCGCAATCCTCAAAGCTTGCATTGACAGCATCAAGTCTGTCCGCCATTGCCACCTGCTTTGACGGAAACAGATGCGAATAACGATATGTGATATCAATGCTCTCATGACCAACCCTGTCAGCTATTGCAACTGCGGAAAACCCGAGGTCGATCAGATGTGAAATGTGCGAATGCCTTAGATCATGGATTCTGATTTTCTTCACACCGGATAATTTGCAGCCACGCTCCATCTCATGATGAAGGAAGCTCTTTGTTACCAGAAAAATCCTGTCTGTTGGTGTCTGGTCATATAACATTGCAAAATATTCCTGCATTTCTTCGATAAGGAACTTCGGCAGCTTGATTGTTCTGTTGCTCTTAGGTGTTTTCGGTGTTGTAATAACATCCTGCCCCTGCAGCCGCTGATACGATTTATTTATTCTGACTGTGTTCTTTTCAAAATCAAAATCTTCCATCGTAAGTGCAAGCAGCTCACCTAATCTCATTCCTGTCCAGTACAGCATTTCAAATGCATAAAATGAAACCGGCTTGTCAATCACCGCTTCTGAAAACTTCTTATATTCCTCAGTTGTCCAGAAAAGCATTTCCTTCTTTTCTTCCCTGCCCATATTTCCGGCCTGTCTTGCCGGATTTGATTTCAGATTATAAAACCTGCACGCATGATTGAATATCGCACTTAAAATGTTGTGCATTGTCTTCTTGTAAGTCTGGGAATAACTCTTCCCATTCTCATAACGGAATGCTACCATCTCATTCTGCCACTTGCGTACATCTCCCGGTGTAATCTCATTCATCTTAAGATTCTTAAAATATGGAAGTATCTTTGTATCCACAATGTGTTCTTTGGTAAGCCATGTGTTAAGTTTGACATAATTTTTCACATCCTCTGTATACAGCTTCCAGAACTCTCCAAATGTCATATCCAGATTATTCTCCTGCCGTATTTTGTAATTACGCTCATAATCAAGTGCTTCCCTCTTTGTTGCAAATCCTCTCTTCTTTATCTGTTTATTTTCCCCAGTCCAGTCCTTACAATAGAATTTGACAAACCAGGTGCCTGTCTTACTGTCTTTATAAGCTGGCATATTCATCATCTCCTTCTTTCCATATGAAGAAGCAGCTGCCTAAGCCGTATCGCTTCTGCACCTGCCTCTATCACAATCTTCTTACCTGTTGCTTATCCTGCATCACTCATACCATAAATGCGTTCTTCAAAATATTTTCTGCTTACTTTTCCACGGATAACAATGTAACCCTTCTTTTCAAGTTCACTGTTGATCTGTCTCATAAGCTTGTATGCTGCTGATCTTGAAATCCCAAGAATCTGCATCACATCTCCTACTTCTAAAAACTTTTCGTTCATGCCCTTTCACCACCTTTCCATTAAAATTTGTTTTGGCGTTTCTCCATACCAGTTCTGCTGATGTCACAACCAGCCTCCTTACCTGAGATAATCTCCTGTAATACCGCCCGCTCCTGCTCGAGGTACTCGGTCCGCTTGGGGGAGTGTCTACATTCGCTCGATTCCTATGAATGTCTTGGCAAATGCCTGTTAGATTTCTGGTACCGCTCATTTAGTTATTTTTCAATACCATATCGTATAGATAATTGAATTGATATTATTCTATACCGTATAGTATTGAATTGTCAAGAAGTTTTTCTAATGTTCTCGTATAGAAAAACTTCCATTTTCATTTTTTCCGTGTTATACTGTCTTTAACAGTCCATCAGGGACAGATAAACGGAGGTGACTACACTATGACAATTGGTGAAAGAATAAAGAAAATACGGGTATTCCGTAAAATGACAATGGATGAACTGGGCGGTGCACTTGGATTTGAGGGCAAAAATATGTCGGTCCGCATATCCCAGTATGAAACCGGTGCACGCATTCCCGGTGAAGATATGATTCTAAAGCTTGCTGATGCATTGCACTGCAATTACAAGGCAATCTCTGATTACAGCCTTGGTGCTGCTGAAGATATCATTGAAACACTTTTCTGGCTTGAAGAAAGTGCCACATCTCTCCCGGCACGTGGAAAAGGTACAAGATTCCCAGAGTACACAGCTCCCGGCAACCTGATTCATCTGACTGCAATGACACCTGCAAAATCTTCCGAGGCTGCCAGACCAACTTACAACGAAGATGATTATGACAGTACAGGCTCACCTGTCGCATTAACTTTTGAATATGGATTGGTAAATGATTTCCTTTCGGAATGGTGTGAAATGAAAACGAAATTAAATAGTGGAGAGATTTCTCCTAATGAATATTTTGAGTGGAAAATAACATGGCCTCAGGCGTAAATGAAACTATTCACGCACAGCTCACTTTAGTACCATTTTAGTACCACAAGGCAAAAAACAAGCTCGCAAATGCCCATTTTACTAGGCTTTGCGAGCTTTTGAAAATTATTCAAACTCGATTTCGTAACAGCATTTCTGTGTACGTTCATCGTTATTTTTTCTCTTATTTTTGTTAAAATTATTATTTCTTACTTTCATTACTTTTATTTCATATATATATTAACATCATAAAAACATCACTCCGTTTCGAGTATGCCCTCTTCTTTTTTGATTTTCAATATACATTTATCGCATATTTTTCCGCAAATAAAATCAAGGTCCGAATCAGATAATACACTTGGTCCTTCTATATCCGCAGCTTCTGATAACCAATCAAGCAATAAGTCTGCCGTTCTTTCCTCTTCCTTCGTTAATTTAGGTTGCTCTTTTGTTCCGCATATTATGCATGGTCTCAACGTCTATTTTTCCTCCCTCCTAATTATAGCAACATCATGGATGTTTTATCTCTAAAACATCCTCGACCTCACAATTAAGTTCCTGGCATATAGCATCGATAACCTTGAGATTGACAGGCTCGTTTTTACCAAGTTTTGCTAATGTAGCATTACTTATTCCTATTTTATCCCGAAGTTCCGTCTTTTTCAAGTGCTTATCAATTAGTGTTTTCCACAGTCGATCATAACAAATCATCTTCTTTCTCCTCCTGTCTTTCGCAAAATTTCCTCTAATTTATCCATTATCAAAATCATCTTTTGGTAAATCCAACCAAACACACGATCTCTTTTAAGAGCTTCCTTGAGTTCGACAACCGATTGATTGTATCGCTCTTTCAATTCTTCATCAACCATATAATCACCTCTGTTTTATTATAAATTTGTTTTTCTGTTTTGTCAACTTTTTGTTCTGTTTTTTCAGAAAAAATATTCATAATATTAGAAAAAAGCATTGACACTGGATGTACATATGGTAATATATTCATAGAAACAGAATAAAAGTTCAATAAAACAGAAATATAATTTAGGAGGACAAATATATGTTAAAAAATCAATTATTCGGGGTTGAAGTAGAAATGACAGGTATTACAAGAGAAAAAGCAGCTCGTCTCGTTGCCGAAGTTCTTGGAACAACACCTTCTCATCCAGAATCAAATTGCTACCACACACGCACAATTGCTGATCTGGCAGCTCGCAAATGGAAAATTATGAGAGATTCATCTATTGAAGCAATAAGAAACGATGGTACAAGCGAGCCTCTTGATGAATACAGAGTCGAATTTGTAACACCGCCGCTCAATTATTCCGACATTGAACTTCTCCAAAACATCATACGAAAACTCCGAGAGAACGGAGCAAAGGCTCATAGCAGTTGCGGTATTCATATCCATGTCGATGGTGCAAACCATACAGCAGTATCTCTTAGAAGATTAGTTAACTTTATGACAGCCAGACAGGATCTGATTTACGAAGCACTCCAAATCGGAGACCGTGAGAGTAACTGGTGCCACAAACTTAACAAAACGCTACTTGATGCCATGAAAAAGGATAAGAATCTTACAAAAGAAAAAGCCGAAGAAATCTGGTATAGCAGAGCCAATGATGGTTATTGCGGTGGAATCGATCATCAGCACTACAATGCTACAAGATATCATGGAGTAAATCTCCATTCTTTCTTCACCAAGGGTACTGTGGAATTCAGACTATTCAACAGCACACTCCACGCAGGAAAAATCAAGGCCTACATACAGTTTTGTTTGGCGGTATCTGCATGGGCTATTACTTCACAAGAAAAAATTGTATTCCGTTCAATGGATGGATACACACCAGAACAGAAAGTTACAATTATGAGAAACATCCTCACTCACCGCCTTGGACTTTATGGAGACGAATTCAAAACATGCAGGCTTCATCTTATGACACCACTTAAAAAAGCTGCCGGAATGACTTGTCGAGCAGCTTAGTAAAAAATGCTGACCTACCGGCACAACGGGGAGATTGGAGAATAATATGGGAAAATTATATGTAGCATACGGAAGCAATCTCAACTTAAAGCAGATGGCTTATAGATGCCCCTCTGCGAGTATTTATGGCACTGGACAATTAACTAACTGGGAACTTTTGTATAGAGGCAGTGCAACCAATTCGCACGCAACAATAGCCAAAAAGCATGGTTCATATGTTCCTGTTCTACTATGGAATATTGAACCAGAAGACGAGAAAAGATTAGATATATATGAAGGATATCCCCGATATTATTATAAGCAGAATGTAATGGTTGATATTGGTGGGAAAAAGAAAAGAGCTATGGTCTATATTATGAACCAACAGCGTACACCCGGAAGACCATCTTTGACCTACATAGAAACCATCCGACAGGGATACATTGATAACAATTTTGATTTAACACTATTTGAGAATTCATTGGATAGAAATACCATTGAATGCAGATAAATATTGTGGTATAAAAAAAGACGTTCGGTCCTTGAACGTCTTTCTCTATGACAGCAGTGTTGCAGCACTACTTGTCTGACGAAATCAAGGAGCCGGATCTGGTGTGGGTAATCTTCGCATAATCATTTGGCACCCTAACAATCAGTTCATCGAGTTCGCAATGTAGAGCCTCGCATATTAGGTCGAGGTGTTCCAAATTCACCCTATCTGTGTACTCATGGTACAATTCGCTGATGGTGTTGGGTCTGATTCCGGTTGCCCTGGCCAGATCCGCCTGACTCCATTTCATTTCGCCGAGCTTTGTAGATAGTAAAATTCTTATCATACGTCGTTGCTCCTTCCGTTATAAAATAGCATTTTCTGACATCTTTTTGTGTCGTTTGTTATTTTATAGCGGATTGTGTTATATCTTATCGGTATAGGTTATGGAGCAACTGACCGTCTTGACTATTACAGTCTGTTTCCATAATCTTCATCAAGAGAAATCCATCTGTCTCTGTCTTTTTCTCCCGATTTTAATAATCCCCAGATTTTAGCTCCCGGGCCTTCAGCTGTATCAATGATTGTAAATACATTTTTACCAGTATATTCCGGACTTCCATTTTTCTTCCAGTAATCATAGGTAGTTCCTGGTCCTTTTCTGATTCTGAGATCAGGAATTGTTACCCGGAACTTGAAAGGAGTACCATCATCTTTGATGCAAGGATAGATCTCATTGCCATCATTATCAAACACCTTGTATCCGCTATTCTGCTTGCATAATTCAATGGCATTGTTCTGATTCTTGAATGCTCCAATCTGTGAGCCCGCATCATCCCAGTTCTTTCTTACTCTGTAATATCCTGTGCCTGCTGTCTGCTGCTTCTGCTCCGGTGTTGCTTTGAATGATACATATTCAGGTATGGTTGTGATAAAAAGCCCGCTCTTTAACTTGTACCACTTTTCATCTGCTGATATACCAACCACAGTGAATGTGCCTGCGTGTTCAACACGATCAACATACTTGTCCAATATACAAGGTGCTTTTCTTACATTAAGTCCATCATCCCCCGTGTAAATAATCTTCACAGAACCACTCAAAGGATTGACAGCCTGTGAACTTGTATCATCGCTGCTGTTATCTACTGGTGCATCTGGCACTGTGTCAATTGCCTGTCCTCCCATGGCTTTCTTAACATCCTCTCTAAACTGATCCATAGTAAGTCCAAACTTATTCCAAATGTGCTCAACATCTCCATGATTGCTTGCGATGCCTCTCTGATTTCCCTCATGATGTGAGATAATTACACCATCCTCCAATGGGTTTAATCCAAATTCCTTGCACCATTTAGCAAATACCTGTACTGCATTCGCATATGTTGCAAGGACATGTCGCTTGGTATTGCTTCCGTCTCCTGTCTCAATCCATGTAGCACCTCCAACATACTTAATTGTAGCCGGCTCTGTCATTTCAAGAGATAAATGCGTGTTGTTGACACTGCCATTCTTTCCACTTGCTCCATGCCATCCTCTTCTAGCCTTTTTTCTCTCTGGGAAAAGAGGTAAGCACTGAATCGCATAAGCGTCAGCGCCTGTAACTGCATGAACACAGGCTCCTGTAGAGGTCTCCCAAATCTTTGCGAATACCTCTGGCTTAGGCTGCGGACACCCTACGCTATGTAACATAGAGCCCTTTACAGTAATTTCATCTCCCGTTTTATTACAGGGACTATTCGTTGCAATCTGCTTTCTGATTTCAATTCCCATATTCAATTCCTCCATTTCGTCATACTGTGTTAATTTATATTTCTCTATGATTGAGCAAATCTTAGACACATAATTTATATCTGTGGCATATCCTCCAGCTTTAATGATTTTAACCGCTTTTCTGTAGTCTTTTTCATTTGCGATACCGCAATATCTATGTTCCGTGCCATTCATAGCACCAACAAGATACAGCGAATGGTCCTTTATGCTCATTTCTATATCTGGATATGCCCTAAAATCCGCTTTGATAGTATTAGTTTTTCCGGCTTCATCCTGCTCGTTTGTGACTTTGGTGTATTTTGATACTCTATCCCATACACTTCCCCACGAGTTGCTGCTCAAAGAGCATTTCATACCAAAGTAATTATTAGCTTTCTCCGCCAATTCAGATGTACCCCAGGAACTTTCAAGAATAGCCTGAGCAATCGTGACAGAGGCAAGAACTCCGTTCTCTTTCATATCACTCATCGCATATCCACATATTTTCTGAATAAAATCCTGTTCTTTCATGTGTTCCTCCTACAAATCTCTTTGATCATAGTTATTTTGTTCATTATCCAATTCTTTTATGGTCAGCACAAAAAGTGCAAGGAGGCACAGCGGCCATGTTATTGAGGCTAACACAAGAAATACCGGGAATATTACTATCCCCGGTATCTTCTCTGTGTGTCTTTTGGATATAGATTTATACATCGCTCTGCAAAGCAAAATCATTCCTGCTGTGAATCCTAACATTGCAATGATTATGTAGACCATAATCACCGTTCTCATTTATCCTCCGGCTTATAGAACCTTTTCCAAATAGTAATCAGATATTCCCAACCTTTGCAGCAAACAATAGCAACAATAAATGAAGCAAAAATTACAGCCACAAGGTAATACCACACGAAGGTGATTTTCGCATATGAAATATATGCAAAAAAGGCTGTGACGCAAATTATAATTGACAGGATTAAGACCTGCAAAGATGTAGGGATTCTGTTAAGAATACCAATCTCCTTTGTGAACTCTGTAATTACAGAAATCAGTGTACAGATAACCGCAACTACAACAAGTAACTGTGACGCATTAGCAATAATAAATTCCATGTTCATGATGATTCCTCCTATAAATAATCTCAACTAAAGTTACATTCCAATTTGCGTAAATGCAAATCCTAGGACAATTCCTATTACCGCAGTTATTACATAACCAACGACTTTTCTCCACATTTCTCCGTCTTTGCTTTCCAAAGACACGAGACGTTTCCCCTGTGCCTCCTGCTCCCTAACCATGCTTTCAACACTCTGTGCCAGTTTTTCTATTGATACCGTAAGAGCGTTGATCTGCTTGGTATTTTCCTCCAACTGTTCAATCCGTCGGTTCTGCCTGTGGTCTTCCTGCTCCATTCGCTTTTGGTATTCTTCATACTCAGCTCTTGTAATTGGATCCTCCATTGTTCTCTCACCTCCTTCCAAAGGGCATAAAAAAAGAGCCTTACGGCTCTAATTCGCTTTTCATATTGTTATACTGCCCGATAACTTCATCTACAATTGCTGTATCCTCCGTCAGTTTATCGTCCGAAAATTCCCTGTCATTTTTCAACAGTTGAATATCCGTTGCCTGTCTGGCTACGATTTTTCCAAGGCGGTATATGATTTCATCCTGTTTTTCAACCATATCCATATAAAGTTCGAGCAGTTCCAACATATTGTCTTCATCCATTGTCTGTATCAGCCTCCTTCGGATTGTGCGTAAGAACAAAATCCTCAAATATTTTCTTTTCCAAAGCCCTGCAGTCGCAATGGTCCATCAAGGCCTTATAACTCATAAGAGTGGAGCGGGCTCTATCAAGGTCTATCTCATAATCACGATAAAGCTCCTGTATTGTTTTCAAATGCCTTTTCATTCTAAGGCTTGTACTTTTTCTCAATCGAACATCAAAAGGGCGAATAGTATAACCAACAAACTCCATGCCATGTGAGACAGGTCGAATTGCTGTTTTATTATTTAATCGAAGTTTCAGAACATCGCCTAAAAAATCAGAAAACATATTCTTGTGCCTGTGTAGCAGCTCCTTGTCCGTCGATAGAATAATCACATCATCCATATAACGAATATAATACTGTATGCCCTCTTTTCTCTTTGCCATTTGGTCCATAGGGTTTAAATACATATTGCCATACATGTGTGACAATCCGCCACCTATGGCAATCCCTACATCCCACAGCATTTCTTTATCCGATATTTCCAGTGGTGACTTTACTCCAAGCGGAAGTCCAAATGCTCTGGAAGCATGGCACACATAATGTTCAAGGAATCTAACCGCTTCCTTGTCCCCTATCTTTTTCCGGATTATGCTCATAAGCACCTCATGATCCATTCGATAGAAGAATTTCTCCACATCCATTTTCAGATAGTACCAACGTTCACCGCTTTTCTCTACAAAATCAACCCACCCTGCTAATCTCTGCATAGATTTAAGTTGTCCTCTATCTTCTATGCAGGAATAGGTATCACTAATCATCCCTTTACAAACTATAGGATTGAGTACATTGTATGCTGCCCTTTGAATTACCTTTGTTGTGTAATCAGAAAATATTACTTTTCGCAATTTTGGCTCATACACATAAAAATGATGGTATATGTCTGGCGGATAATTATGGCATTTAAGTTTTTCGGATATCGAATGTATATTGTCTTCCAGGTTCCCCCAGAATGCAAGCTGCTCATTTTCATATCTTTTTCCTGCTCGGGCATCTTTCTCAGCCTGTAGCAAATTATCAAAAGATACGATTTGAGCATACACATTTTTAATGGACATATTATCTCCTTTCAGAGCATTGCGGGATTCGCTTATACTACTACCGGCATTCATGCCCATTACATTTTTTTGCGAGAGCAAAGGAGACGGAATCCTTTACACCCCTGTACTGACTGCACACCCATTAGGTCTGCAGCATCTGACTTGAAGGCAGAGCGGAGCGGAAACCGATGTTCCAGTTCGCATTGGAGCGGGGATTGTTGAGGTTCAAGTTGAAGACACCAGCGTTGGCACCATTGTTCCAGTTGCCCCCGCAAATCGGCAAACGCAGTATTCCGTACCCTACTTGCTTACACTCTTTATCCAGCCTCCTACCATTCTGCCAATTTCAACTACCAGACCGGACCATTGTTCATATTTTTTCGGAGGTAAAAAACCTAAGTTATATGACAATCGGACATATGCCTTTAACTTTTCCACTTCTACATCTAATTCCTGTAGTGTAGTTTTCTTATAATACTTTTTGTTGGCCTCGATAATCCTCTCCAACATAACATCCATGCACCTCTTTATATCCACAACAAGGGCGAATTTCTCGCCCTTTGGATATTGTGCCAATGCAGGATAAGCATAGTTCATCATATCGAAGGTCTTTTGTAATATCTTTAATTCCTCCATAAAGTCCCTCTATACCATATTTTTTTCCATTCTACCACACATAGTTCTGCTTCGGATTTATTTGTTATTTTATATCGTATTTCGTTATTGCAAGGTAAAAAATAAAATAAGAGGCTGCTATCGCAGCCTCAGTCAGATTACAGTGCAACAGATTACAGATCAACAAAAGCGGAGCGGAAACCGAAGTCCCAGTACGCAGAGGAGCGGGGATTGCCGAGGTTCAAGCCGAAGACACCAGCGCTGGCACCAAAGCCCCAGCGGCCCCCGCAAACCGGCAAACGCTCGCCAACAGGGTTGAACCAATGATAATCACCTGCGTAATCTCCGTTTGGTTCGTCTGGGTAGAGCAATAACATCTTTGCAATTTCTGGAGCAGTAAGCCCGCTTGCAAGTGTCATATCTTTATACTGCCCTCCGACACCGCTATCAGTCTTATATGTAATCGCACCAGAAGTAAGCTGAATTTTGCCAGATACCCAATCCCACTTTAATGTTCCAGCTGTTCCAGGTTCTACAAGCGAGCCATCCGCCTTAATTGCTTTCCAGAGAGTAGAGGATGCCGACATATCACATTTGCTACCCATCGCTGCATTATTGTATGGAATGATCTGGATTTCTCCATCAACAAGACGCATGCCTGCATTCCACTCCCATACATTTCCGTTTAAGTCGCAAATGCCATCTCCGTGATGGTTATGGTTCCATGTTACAGGTCCAGAACCTGTGAAACATCTTCCAGTTTTTCCGCTATCCTTTGAAGATTCCTCGCCGTGTTCATGTGTATAAGCCGAATCTTTTCCGTAATTATTGTTTCCATGTGGCATAGTGCCATTCTTGCGGCACCAGAGAGCAATATAAGCCCACTCTGCCATTGTTGCAAGGTGGAAGCCCGCTCCTTTATTTTCGCAAGCCTTTCTTGCAGCATCCCAATTTATGGAATTTGCAGGATCTCTGTGTCCAAGAGAATATGCCCTTTCATTTACAATAATATTCTGATACTTGGAATAATAAAAAGCGGCCTTCTCGACACTGTCCACATTAAACGCATAATGAACATTATCGCTAAGACCGCTTACAAGCTCTGAATTTTTTCCTTTTGGAATTCTTACATAAATTGATGGCATTCCGATGTCATCCAGTAATACCACATTTTTTCCGCCTGACAGCTCGCTTACCGCAGCTGCCATCTGATCATAATTTCCCATAATAGTCCTCCTTATTCGATTGCATATAATTTGAGCGTAACATTTGCCATATTGAATGGAACAGGGGTTCTTTCCATAATTGTTTCGCTGTTGTTTTCTACATCAGGATCATAATCTGGATTAGGAACTTCCTTTTCAACATACTGCCTTGCTGGAATCTCAATTTGTGCTGCATACTTTTCACCAAGCTGGCCAGAAGTAATCATCCCATTCTTTGCAATGCAAATGTCAACACATTCATCATTATCTCTCTCCAACTTTTCGCAATTGAGCATCAGTTCATCAGCAAATGTAATCTTATTTTTCGATACACTGTACTCAATTTTCTTTCCAACATTTACCTCTACGACTTTCATCTGTCATACCTCCTTAATTCTCTGCAGGCTTCGCCTGTCTTCTGGGCTACGCAATCAGCCATATCTCTTTGTGCTTTGGTTGCATGTTCCGGATTGATACCATAATCACGAAGAGTTCTGTTTGTTTCAGCTTTTCTTTCGTCACTATGAATAATGATATTTGCCACTACACCGTACCTCCTCCCTGTACAAAGCAGCGAACAGTCACACTTTTAGCACTGCCTGTAAAAGCAATCTTAAAACCATTCACCTGCTTATCATAGACAACCACATCGCCAACATTTACAGGATTGCCTTGTACTTCTGTGATAACCCTATAATCCAATGTGCTACGCATATTTGCAAGCGCCACAGTCTTAACAGAATTATTAAAATAGAAATCCTTCGTGTTGGTCAATGTAACTTCGAGTTCCTCACCATCAACAGACTCTACGCTTTGCTGAGTATGCTTTACATTCTCTAACAAAAGAGCCAACATAAGTGAGTTGTTATGAATGCCCTGCTCCATGTGATTGAAGTGTTCGGCATCCATTGGAGTTCCCTCCTGGATAATCTCGTCCGAATTTTTGTCCTTTACTTCGTCAAGCCACTGTTCTGGCGTGTATGAGCCAGTTCTGTTGCCTTCCAAATATTCTGGTAATACATTCATCCCTATTCATCTCCTTTCTCGTAAATTGGAAATTCAAATTTAGCTAACACACCCTGATTTGCCGTCCTTTTAACGGCAACTTCCAGTCCTCCACAAATGCGACCGGTAATGTCCCAAAGGCGAATTCCGGTAATTGTGTGGGCTGTCTTGGGAGTGGTGAGCAAACTTACAATAAAAACAATCTTGTTGCCTGTGATTTTCTTACTATTGATTTTGGCATCATACCAATTTCCATTTACTTGGTACTGGAATTTATGAATAGACTCCATCCATTCCTGCCGTCTTCTGTTTAGAAAATCTTTTTCCCAGAATCCCATCTTGCTACCTCCTATTCTTTATTTCCACAGCTTCTGGTTCCACATCGCCTGATGGTAGCCGAAGCAATGAATACATTTACATCTGCCTCTGTTTCTGATGATGAAACAGCAAGCGTCTTATATGCTTTACCAGCTTTGTGCTCTGGAGAGGCATATATCTCGGTTGATGTTCCAAGCATTATATTTTCCTCAGCTTGTATGCCGCTCTGAACATCCACGGATAAAGAATCAGCCAGCACTCCACCGCCAGATGTTTGACGGCCAGAAGCTGGCATGTTGTATTTCTGTAAATATGTGCTTCCATCGATAAGAATATCTTTCGGAATTATCATTCCCTTCTTTGCCTTATTCGGCTTCAATCCTGCCACACTTTGTCCAGACTGCAGAAAGTCTACGATTTGTAGGTTGCTGTCAATCTCAATTTCTATATCCTTTTTAAGCAATTGTCCAAGTGTCGCATTATATGCAGTTCCGCCTATCCGAATTGTACCTGTTTTGCTTGATTCAAAAGCTGCTATCAGGGCATTCACATCCTGTTCACAGCGAACTTCAATTATAGTTCCAAGTGTTGCTCTCTTTGGGTGTGTGCCGCAAACAATAGTGTTGCATCTCGGTACTTCATAGGATGATATCCAAAAATTAAAGGCTACCTCAACAATAGCCTTAATATAATACTCGAATTCAATTCTGACTCCTGCCGGCTTTACCATCGGAACTTCACCCAATGTAACAACTTTTCCGCCCGGTGTAAGAAATGGCATTGTGAGGATAATCACGGCAGGAAGAGCCGGATCCTCTCTGTAATAAATCGGAGATACATCCCATAATAATGCCAATCCATCCATAAGGTCATGATAGGTACATTCATTTGTATTAACCAGCATCTGATACTTTAAGAACTGGCGGTACCTCTCATCGCTAATAACAGGATCTTCAACATCAATACCTGCAAGAACACCAGCTTCTTTTCGTGTAAGTGTCACAATATCTCCGACCATATCCAAATTCATACCAACAGCACTATCTAAATCTGTCTCTGCATCAAGCTGTTTGAATACCTTATATAAATCCTCTAATTGCTTTGCGAACACCGAAATAAGGGCTTCTATGTATTTCTTTCCTTGAAACTGTTGCGGTAAATCATCCAACCATTTATCAAGAATGTCCACTATACACCACCTCAATTCTCGTATCTACAACCACAATCTTCTGTCTGCTTTCAACTTTTATATTTACCTTTGTGTATTCATCGCTGGTCGGAATACGCTCTTTGTCTTTTGTGGCAGCACATTTAATATCTACATAAGTCACACCACCCACTGCCGAATAAATTCCATCATTGAATGTCTGTGACAACATATTGTCACCTGCCTGTAATTTGGAAGCATCTTTGACAATTGAATTTATCGCCAAGTTTGCATAATTTGTAGGGAGATATGATTTATCCGCATCCAATGTAACTTTCATCCAAACATAAATGTATTCCGGTCTATTGAAGCTTACAGGAATGGAATCTCCATACTCTGTTGCAACATTAACAGTAATAGAACCAAAAGTCTGAATGCCAGCAGCTTTTTTATCCAGAATAATGCTTGCAATACTTGTTTCATCTCCGCCATCCACTATTATTTCAACACTATGCGGAGGTCTTCCTTCCTCGTCTGTATCATCCGTATCGTTCTCATATCCTGTTGCACTTTCTACATTTGGAACATTATTTATTAACTGAGAACAAATACTGTCTATCATTCTTGTAGAGCGGATAGCCGATTTTGCCAAATATGAATGTCGAAGTTCTACATCCGTTTCCTGTAGTCTTCCGTATGTAGGTGCAATCAAATTCTCAACAGCATTAAACCCGCTAATATTTGTAATCATGATTGTTATCGTTCCGTTAGGGAATATAAGTTTTCCATAATCTATAGTCGCAAAATCAGCAAGAGTGGTAACGCTTGCTGTTGTTAAATTGTCAGAAAGTACAAGTATTCCACTCCTTGATGCTGATTCGCTGACCACATCCAATGTAATATTGCTTTCATTCACAGATACCTTATATCCATCTGGATTTACAGCTTTACTCAGTCCTTCAATAATTGATAATTCGTCATCAGACACACTCGTAAAACTGTATTGGACACCATTTATTGATACAGAATATATAGCCCCTGTAACAGGAGCTGCTACTCTTATTGATACCCTGTTGAAAGATTCCCTTGTTATAACAAATTCTGAAACAGCCGCCAGTTTAGCTTGCGGTGCTGTATTTGTCGCAACTGTAGCTCCCTGTCTTACAACCGTTCCATCATCACCTGTACAATGCAATGTGTAATAACTGTATTTATTAGGGCTTCGTCGAATGCCACCATACTGCACAGCATTATCAAGGCTTACTCCTTCAGCTGTAGACGGATATTTTGCATAATAACTGGCCTGTGCCACTTCCCAAAGCTCGGAAATTTGTCCGCCGTATGTTGTTATTAGTACATTCAGAAATGATTGAGGATCCAATCTGGTGTTAAATCCAAATTTTCCAGAAAGTTCTGAATGAAGCTCCTCCAATATTTCATCCAATCTTTTAATCTCAAATCCTTTATCTGTAATTCCATATTCAGCCACCAATCTTCACCTCTTCCTTATATGTTTTTTCATCTGTAACAGCTTCGTATCGGATTACTGCCGACCTTTTCAAGTTATCAATTTCTATAGATACATCATTAACTTCCGTAATTTCATCTACATTGAAAATTTGTTCTTCTATCAATTCTTTAATCTGGTCTATATCTGGATTTTTCACAAAAAGATATTCAAAATATGGAACACCAGCTTCATCATCCCATCTCCATTCTTGAAAAAACCACTTTAACCGAATTTTTATCTTTTGACGAACAGAATTGGCAAGGACAATGTCTGTTCCCTTGAATGCCAAGTCACCATTACTGTCAAGCAATATATCCACTTCCTCGCCTCCTTCTTTATTTTGCCTTTGATGTGTCTCCGTGCACACCTGTATGAGTGTGATTTATAAGAGATACATTCTTTGCTTTTACATCGCCACTCACAATCAGGTTTCCTTTTATTTCCACGTTTTCTTTATTTATAGATAACTTAGAATCTCCATTCTGTAATATTATGCTTTCTTTGTTGCATGCCTCTCTCAGTGCCGCACTTCCCTTATTAAGCAGTCCCGGAATTGCTATTGCACTTGTCAAGTCAAAACGAATGTCATTTTCAGATTCACCGCCTCCAATCCATGCGTCCAGTTCCTGTTCAGAAACTATGAGTAGGCAATCCATTCCTGCTGTTATCGGGAATGCAATATAAATATCATTCATTGGGCTTTGAGGAATGATAACTGGAACCTCTGTAACTGTTGGATATGACATCTTTCTGCCGGCATCAGTTGTATATGTTCCATAAGGTTTTACAGTAGCAAAGCCTGTTCCTGCATTGAACGCAGTTATTTTTCCTGGTATTGCAGTGTGCATCTCTTCCATTACTGACCGTGCTGTTTTTTCAACCTGTTCTACAAATTCTTGTAACATTATTTCACCTCCAGAAGCTGGGCTGTACATATCCAATCGCCTTCAAGGTTGTCTCCATCAATCGTCAGCTTATAGACTCTAAAATAGCCTCGTACTTTGTCGCTTTCTAATCTTACATAATCATTCACACCGATTGCTCCATTTAAAAAATACTTGACCTCATAGCCTATCTGACTGTTGCTTTTTCCACTGCTGGAATCATCGCTCTCTGATGAAATTGTTATGCGCTTAGGTACCTCTAACAGTCCCGTATCGGAACTTAAAAGATATGCCCTAGTTGTTATAGGTTCATTCGGCTTTCTTATCTGTAGAACAGAATTCTGAATAGACCAAGAAAGACCACATGTCTTGCACAATTTCTTCAGTGCAGTCTTTGCGGGACCAACAAAACTGAAGCCATGCGGTAAAACTTTAAACTTGCAGCCTTTTGAGTATATAACCGATACTCCCATAGCGCCTGCAATCTCATCAAATACTTCCTTACTGTCAACTCGTCCAGAGCGAGATATCTCCACATAAGTGTCTCTCAAGGCTACCCTTCCATCCACAACCTCCAACTCTGTCATTCTATCAGCCCCATCCATCTCAGTTGACGATGTAACTACATTTCCTGCCAGAATCAATGCAATGTGATTGGCATATCCCGCCTGTAATTCAATTACACAATCTTTCGTGTCAAGGATGCTGAGATTGGCAGGGGATAAATTCCATATTTGTACCTTGGCTGTATTGGCAGTTTCTGATGTTGATTTTTCAATACTGAAACTTATATGCAATGCATGAGGATTCTCGGTTGAAGTTTGACCGATTTGAAATCCGTTATGCCCCATTTTTCCAGCCTTCATAAGATATCTTCTGATAAAATTTTCTTGAGCCATGCTAATCCTCCCATTCATCCCATGGTATAAAAACAAATTCGGCTGTCCCATTATTAAAGGATTCTCTCGTAAGTCTTTTTTCCTCGCTCAATACACCAAATATTCCATCTGGCAATGATGTAAAATTCATAAAATGAGTGAGTGGGAAATTAGGTACCATCTTCGTAGGAGAAATAATCGGATTGTTGTTTGTGTCTAATAATCCAAAGCTCCAAAAGTCTCCTGTTCCGTTATAGGTAAAGCGGATAAGATATTCTTTATCTGCAATCGTTAAGGACGATACGCTATCGTTCATATCTGGAACCGTAATATATAGCATTTACCCACCTCCTACAAAAATCCTGCTTTTTTTCCAATGTTATATAATATTGAGCCTTTCTTTCCGCTGCTCGACTTGCCAGAGCTTCCAGAACCGCCGGATCTGCTCGATGAGGAACTCGAAGAATTTGAACTGCTGGATGATGTTGTCGCTTTTCCTGCACTTTTCTTCGATTCTCCACTCTGCAAAATATATTTAGGTATGTGAACCGTTTTTCTTTTGGTTACATACACTTTCTTTAATGAAAACTGTATCTGTCGTGCGTACCCAATTTCCGAACTATGAGAAATTGACATCGATGTGATTCCCATATTGGTATATATCTTGTCTGTAGTGACAACCTTTACCAATTTTCTCTGAAAATACAATTTCTCAAACTTCTCACATATCTTCTTGGTTCTGCCCGCAGAAGGACTATGTCCTTTGCGATTTCTCCATGTAGCCGGGCTATCACTTATATATAAAGTGATGCTTAACTGAATAGGTTTTAATATAACTGTGTCTGATACATTGTAACCATTTTCAACAGGATACTCAGGAATGTCAGCAGAATAGCCGATATCCTCGCTGATAAGAGCATCCCCTTCTATTCCGGCAATGCTAACCGGTTTTAGATTTCTTGCCATTCCTTTTCACCTACCTTGCATATGCCAGCCCTTTAGCCATATAGCTTGTGGCATCCTGTGCCGACTGTTTCATGCCCTTCGATACATTCTGTTGTGCCTGTACATCACTGCCAGAGTAAGAATTATTGAAGGTATTGTTCTGTGTCACATTTGTCGTATTACTTGTGTTATTTACTGCACTTCCAGTTGCTGTTGCGGCTGAAGCTGTAGCTCCTTTCATAAGGGTTGATATGCCGCCTGCAAGCCCTTTAACTTTGTCAAGAACAGTGTCCTCGTTTGAACTGATACCTTCGGCCAGTCCGCCCATAAAATCAGGCATCCAACTTTCATAATCAGTTAATGGTCCTTCGTCCGGAACCGAGAAATGCAGAAATGATTTGATTTTGTCTCCAATGCCTTTCACGGCATCCACAATCCCCTGCACACCAGACATAATTCCGCTCTTCAAGCCACCTATGAAATCTGCACCCCATTGAATAGCTTTTGACGGAAGGCTTGTTATAAAGCTGATTGCCGCATTAAAACCATCAACAATGGCAGTCTTGATATTCCCAACAGCTCCTTTAATTCCGCTCACAATGTTATTAAATGTGGAGCTGACCGAAGTAGCTATATTTGAAAAAATGCTACTAAAAAAACTGTATATAGACTGCAGTACGGATACTATCGTGTTGTAAGCTGAATTGATTGCATTTGAAATAGTGCTTGTTATCGTATTCCATATTCCAGTCAAAAACGAAACTATTCCATTCCATATTCCAGAGAAAAATGCACTTATTGCACCCCAAATTGCGTTCCAAAGTGCCTGCAGAGCACCTAATCCAATAGTCAGAACTGTTGATATTGTGTTCCATGCCTGCTGTAAGAAAGCTACAATCATATTCCATATTCCAGAGAATATCTGTTTGATAGCCTCCCACGCTCCAGACCAGTTTCCTGTGAATACAGAACTTATAAAATTCGCAAGTCCTTTTATTACTTCAAGGAATCCATTTATAAATTGTCCGCAGTTGTCCCACAGTCCTTTAAACCATGCAAGTATCGTAGAACCCCACGCATTCCAAAATGTCTGGATCCATCCAAATACAGTTTCTATTACAGTCGCAATAGCATTGAATACAGCACTTCCAGCTTCATATAAAGCATCCCAAACCGCTGACAAAGCATCAAGAATAGCTTGCCATACTGACAATAGTTTATCCTTTGTGCTTGTTGTAGAACCATCAATACTATCTTCTGTTCCACCAAATATCGTTGCAGCTAACTGTGATATGAATGTCCACACTCCACTCAGAAAAGTTTTTATGATTCCCCAGGCTCTCATAAAGTTCTCTTTTATACTTTCTCCGTGCCTCTCAAAGAATCCTTTAACAGTGTCAACCCACATTCCGGCAGCTTGTTTGAGAAAATCCCATACATTAAGCAGGAACTCTTTCACTTTCTGCCAAGCTTTAAAAATGGCTTCCCGGGCATTATCTGCACCAATGCCTGCCTTATCGAAAATCGTGCCGATAACTGAATCATTCCCCATAAGGAAATTGATGAAATCCTCAACAATCAACGCTAGTAAAACAACCGCTGCCACTATCGCCAAAGTCTTTAGGTTTGCCAAGCTGAATAAGCCTTTCATCTTTGTAAGTAATGTAATAAATGCTTTTGCTCCAGATATGATTTTGCTCCAATTCATTACAATAAAAAAAGCTCCGGCAATAATAGCCAAGAGCTTCAGAGCGTTATCAACTCCACCAAGTTTATCTATAACATTTTTCACCATTCCCATGCCTTTTTTAGCCCCTATCTGCAAGGTCTGCATCATTCGATCAATAGCTGGCTTCAATCTTTTTACTAAAGCATGCATACCATTGAATGCTTTGGTTAGGATTCCTGTCTCTGATGTCAGTTTTTTCATCCCCACAGTTGCCTTGGATACTAGGGAATTTAGCAGTTTTAATACCATTACTGCCGGCTTTAAGAACGCATTTCCAGCAGCCGCTTTCAAATCCTGCACATTCTGTTTCAAATTACCAAGCTGATTGGTCCAGGTATCAGATTCTCTGGCCGCCTGTCCTATTGCACCAGAGGCTTTATTCGCATCCTCAACCATCTGCAGTAATGTCAGCTGTTTTTCCGCTTCCGACAAGTCTTTAAACGACTTTCCGTACAACGCATTTGCGGCTGTATTTCTCGTTGTCTCAGTACATGAAAGACCAAGAGCAGCGTCATTTTCAAAATTACCTTTCAAGAAAGACTGGAGGGAATTAGTTACATCCTCTATGCTTCTATCGTAGAATGCGGCAGAATCCGCAACGGCTTTCATGGATCTGTCAGCAATATCTAATGCGTCCGCCTGCTCCATTCCTGTTGTCTTTGCAAATGCGGCTATCTGGGTAAAACTGCCCTTCATTCTATTTACGGTTACTCCAGTTTCATCAGCAATCTTATCTAGCTTGTCTGAAGCATCCTGCTCTAAATCTCCAAATACCTGCGAAAACTGTGATTTTAATGCCTCTGCATCTGCCGCTGCTTCCGCTAAGTTTGCAATGCCAGCAATTGAAAAACCTATTCCAATAGCGCCTAAGAGCTTTGAAGCCATATTTTTTACACCTTTGATGGCATTCTCTGCAGCACCGACACTTTTCTGATCAACTTCAATACCAAATGCAACCGCAATATCTCTTATCGTCAATGCTATTCCCTCCTTTCTCTCATTTCCTCAGCCTTTCCATTCTGAATATCCATGTCCATACGATATAAAGCATATAGCTTCAATGCCTCGTCCAAGGTGTAATATTCCTTCAGCTCGAACATTGAAGCTAATTTAGCTTTAATCAATATGTACATTCTCAACTCCAGCTCGGAAAATTGTGAGGTGTCAAGTTTTCCGTATTTTACAATATCTTCCTCATCTTCTTCGCTATAGCCTCGCCTGCTTTCCCAGATGGGCCGGCGAGTCTCTTGAAAAAACCATTGAAGTTCAAACGGATAACATAAAAAGCGAGTATGAACATGTCCTGTACATCCCCGCAAAAAATCTCATTTACGATATCCATATCAAGTATTTCCTGTGAATACTCTCCTGTTTCCACATCGTCCTCATCCATTACAGGAAGTTCAACGACCACATTCTTGTGAGCAATGAGCAATTTTTTCATCATCGATTCAACTTTGCTACCGGAAAATCCTTCCATACTCTTTGAAATGGAAGCAGCCGCATCATTTACATCAATGTCCATCAAATCTCCATCTTCATCATCGCCTTCATTGTCGCTATCGCCTACAAGTGGCATAAGTGCCGCAAGGACCGGGGTAAGCAACGAAGCTAAATCTCCCGTAAGGTTTGCGGCAACCATAGCAGGAAAGGGTCTGATATAAAAATTCAAACCTCCAATCGTTTCCTTCTTTGGTTCAAGCTGCTTTAATCGTGCCATATCCTACCTCCTAACTTTCTACACCATCAGCTACCACAATCTCCCACTCACGGTTGTTCTGAGCCTTTCCGTAAGTTTTGTTTGCGAGTTTAGTAATCCAACCAGTAGAAGCACTGAATTTTTCATTTCCAACGAGATCTTTTACTGTAACAGGGAAAAATCCTTTTCCGTTTTTCTTCATCTTCTCATACATCTTCTTGCAATATGCGTTAGTCTTAGAGTTCTGAAGAACAGATACCTTTACTGTGTAAATAGAAGATGGATCTACGCTTACGCATACCTCTCCATCCGCTCCTGCTACATAACTATTACCGTCGCCGGCAGGCTCAATAACAATAAAGCTGTCATCAGCAAAACCGCTTGCAATATGGTTTCCAAGTGCAAGCGTTACCTTTTTCGGATTATAAGTTGTTACTCTTGGCATTAACCTTCACCTCCTTCTATGCGTACACAAGATTTCCATTGATATTTACAACCTGGATTGCTCCGGCTAATTTAGCTGTAAATTTGCAGCCTGTTAACTGTCGGGATGCCTTTTCTGCATCACTCATACTTGCAGACGAAGGTACGATAATTGTATATCCTGGAATCTCGTTATCATCATCGTCATACTCAGTCGGAGCAACGCCCCCTACTTTCTGCCCCACTTTTAACGATTCTTCCATCTTGCCTTCAATCGCAGTAATACCTTCATCAGTAAAAGGCACTTTCGTGTTCAACACAAGAAGATTAAATACTCTTTCCTGCATGTCATTCTTTAGCCAATCTCTGAATCGAATTGTATCAATCCATTCGTTTCCAAGCACCTTGCCACCCATCGAGCTTGTGACGTTCTTTTTAGCATAAGTTGTAAAATATGTGACATAATTTCCATCACAGTATTTTTTCATATCAGTCGATAACTTGCACGGATATACCGCAGCCAGTTGTTTTAATCCCCATGTTTCACTTCCTGGATCATATCCAAAGCACTTAGCCATCATTGCCAACGAAATATAATAATTTTCGTCCGGTGTTTCCTCAACATCAGGAACACCACCTCCATAGACAGCAAAGCTGCGGAAATAATTCGTTGTGCTAACTGGCAAAGTCTGCTCAACAAATGTAAATCCAAAGATCTTCTTATTGGCTTCTGTCCATTTGATTGTTTCTTCAATATCTGCTTTATTAAGAAATGCTTTTGATAAAGCAATTCCATACCATCCGCCAGCTTCTTTCGCCCTGTCAAGAGTAACGCTAATTTTCTCATATGTAACAGGATCGCTTTCATCACTCACAACCTGTCTCGCAATAACATAAACAAGACTTGGCTTTGGTGATTGTGAAAATGCCACATTCGCCATAATGTATGCCTGTGATTCTGCTGAAAAGCCATAGTCCGCAAGTTCTCCTGTCTGCGCTACACTAATGACTTTTGTTCCGATATTGTCAGTTGATTTTTTTCCAACAACAGGTCCTTCAACAACAAGTAATACATTGTTGAAACTTTCGTCACTTGAACCCGGAGTAGAAATCTCAATGTCTACATTAACAATATCATCAAGATTATTTCTAATCGCCATTGTCTGTTTCCTCCTGTATTCTTATTTCTTCTATTGCATAGGTTTCTGCCTCTGCAAATTCTTTCATTCCTCCACCGCTTGAATTCGGAACTGTTTGAATTCCAGATACTCCATACTTTCCATCAGCCAATCCGACAAATGTTACCGTGAATTCGCACATGGAACGATAATTGAATTTCGTATCTCCGATCAGTTCTGATAAATCTCTTATGGGTGGATTCATAACAATAGTTACATTCTTTTCAGCCAGTTCTTCTGTAATTCCATCCGAATCGAGAAATCTGATAAATTCTTCCAAATCTTCTACTGCTGTATTCTCAAAGTAGCTTCCATTTCCAGCTTTTACCTCTTTCCCAACAGTATATAAATTGATTTCAAAAGTGAAATCATAATTGTAATATCTATGTTCTCTTTCATCGTCTGACAAAGGAAAAGCTGACCTATTCAAATTACTATACCCAAGCGTTATATATGGCGGTTTAGGTGTTACACCTTTGGTTTTCGTCCACACCACCATCGCTCCTGGATGATACCGCTTAACAAGTTCGTAAATGAACTTCTTAACCTCTGAAAATGTCATTCTGTTTCCTCCATTTCAGAATTGCTTGGCTCTTTGTTCTCGCTGACTGGTATCAGCTTAAATGTTGATGTCCAATGCTTCAAAATTGTATTCCTGCTTAGGCGAGAAGACATGCATTCAAACCATCTTCCATCATACAGAAGCTGGTCTGACCTAACGCATTCTTCCTGTTTTGATGTTCTAACAGGGAAATCTCCAAAAGTTTTCAACATTTCCTCATCCCTGCTTCCACCAGCCTCTATAACTTCATCATCAGATAAAGTCTGCACATCAAGAATAACTTGGATGTCTTCATATCCGGCTGTAGGATAGCCATCTATAATCTTGTCTTCCCCATACCTTCTCAATGTGTATGAACTACCAAAGAACGGCATTAGTCAGAACCTCCTTTCTCCTGTATTACATAGTTAATCGACTGTCTCATACGGCCTGTATCAATCAATGGTTTATCAGAACCTTTTCGTTTTATGGTTTCCGGTGAGTTCGGAACGAAATCACCATTTACGATTTCTTTCTGAATCAAACCTTTCTGAAACACGCCAATTTTCTTTAGTACATCTTCAGCAGAGCCACCTTTTACCAGCTGTGTTCTCATTGACTGCAAAAAGGCATTGATTTCTGGCGAATGGGCATCGACGCTATCTCGCAGGAAAGGTCTTGACGGGATATGGACAGTGCCGAGTTCATTGAACATTGCTATATCAACTAAATCAACACCATCCTCGCTGCCTACCCCCTGTTGTATGCCAATACGAACCTCAAGTTTATTAAGGTCCTCCAACATCTTCTGAAATTTCTTGCCATCTGCAGTAACTTTCTCTCTAACCTTAACCGCCACAATCCACACCAGCCGACACAATCGTGACAATGCAGCGCTTTCTCAAATTAAGGTACTGCATACCATACACTGTTAATCCGAATTCCGAATCTGTCGCAGTGTTTCCTGCCTGATTATTAGAAAAGGACACCGATGTCTCACCTTCTGAAACAGAAGATAATCCAATGGTGTCCCCTACCGTTCCTATGCCGATTGTCTTTCCTAAACCAGACATTTTCATTTTATGTGCCGCTAAATATGCCAAAGCCTGCGGATACAACTTTCTAAACCTCTTTTTGCTGATAAGTGGCTCTGCAAGAGATATGAAAGTCTGTACTGTATCATCCGGTACATCTGCAAACTCACCCATGGTCTTTTTTATAATTTCAAAGGCATCCATAATGGTCACCTCCTACTTGCTGAGTTCGGCTACAATTTTCTCCTTTAGAGTATCAACGGTATCATCGTCCGTTACCTCAAGTCCCATTCCTACAGCTTTTGTAAGAAGGTCATCTTTCTTCATAGTCTTTACAGCTTTGATCTCAGCTTCCTTAGCCTTTGCTGCATTTTCCTGCTCCGCCTTATACTTTGCAATAGCTTCCTCTTCGATACGAGCTCTATCAAGGTCACTAATACCTGTGTTCTCCTCTGCGGAAACATTCTGGGAGTCAACCACAATTCCTTTCTCCAGATAATAAGAAATTACCGGATGGGTTTCCATTCCCTCCGGTAACTCTAAATCCGCTCCAGGAAGGAGCGGCTCTCCGTTGATTCCGATAATCTTTCTCGACTTATTGATAATCTTCATAATGTCATTCCCTCCTTAAATTCCGTATGCAAGAAGCATTGATAACGGATAATAAATGATAAGTCCAGCAGTTCTTGTTTCGCAAGGAATCTCTGTCTCGAGTTTCTGTACCTGCAATGGGTACTGGTAGAACGGAAGCGGAATTTCCAAACTGAACTTTTCCGGATCCTTCGTGTACATAAACGCAACATTCTTTCCTGTAGGATTGATATCAGTAGCGGAATCCTGTAGCTCTGCCATGCTCTCGAAGTTCTTTAAGTATGGTGCATGGTCTTTGATAAAGCTGAGTACAGTAGTCTCCGTATCTGGAATTCTTCTTGTTGAAAGATCCATGTAAATGTACGACGGAAGAGCTAATGTATCAGGCTTTTCGATAGACATTGTAATCTTGTCAACAAACTTCTGCATGCCATTGATATCCTCAAGAATCTGATCAGCAGTCTTATGTGCCCAGTCTGTGTACTTCTTTCCATCAACTTCAACCTCAGACAAAGTGTACAGAGGAATATCGGTACCATCAGAGAAAATGCCGACGAGGTTATGTTTCTTATCGCCTGCAAAAGCAATCTTATTAACCATATAATCTGACGCTCTTCTTGCAGCTGCACCTTTTCTGGCATCAAGAGACTTTCCTGCCATTCTGGAAGCTCTCATTTCCTGCACATTGTAACCATAGCTGTCACCGACAGACTTAATAGAAGCAGTGTGGGATTCGCCCTGTACATCAACTCTAGGAAGGTCTGTGGCATAATTGTTAATGATTGCCGCCATACCGGTAATATCATAGCTGTAATATGTTGTGGTCTCTGCTCCCTCATTAACCTCAGAAGTGATAGGGAAGCAAGACAATGCAGAGAGCTCCGGATACTGCTTGTCATAAGTCTTTGTCTTTACCTGGTCAAGTTCTCTGGCAAAGAATACAGTTGCAGATTCAACGCTATCAAAACGAAGCTGCTCACTTCCCGCAAGCCCCTTAACAAGGGTAGAACCCTTTAATGCACTGTAATCATCCATGTTAAAATCTTTCATTCGTGAATACCTCCTTCTTATTTCTCCGCAGCTTTCACAACCGCACCCGGTCTGAACTCTGCGTTTGCAATGCCATTATCAGTTTCTCCAAGGAAAATAGCATTTACTTCCACCTTGGTTGCTGAATCTGCAGATGTTGTGAACTTTCCTGCCTCATCACCATCCGTAATTAAGTAAACCTTCTCCTTGTATGCAGGTTTAGCTGCTGCTCCAGTCTGCACCCAAATTCTTCCAAAATGAAGGCAGCCTACTGTACGCTTGCTGTTGATGGAAACATTGTTATCCATATCCTTTTCCACCATAACAGAATTGTGTACTACAACACCCTCAAAATCATCAGATGTTGCACCTGTTGCCGGAAGTTTTACGTCAGTGCCTTTATTTGTTCCAACGACAACACCAAGACCAAAGGCAACACCATCACCTTCCGCCTGTCTTGTTGTAACATCATGGGCTGATAAATCAAACAGCCCGCCGGCCACTCCTTTAGGAAAGCCAAAGCCATAACTTGTCTGTACTGCTGTGCTCATTACTTTCTACCTCCTGTCATATTCGCAATCATTTTCTTACGAGCAGATGTTGAATTACTAACCTCTTTTGCATCCTTGCGGACCTTATCAGCTGCAATTCTCTCTCTCTGATCATTAGTGCTCTTTCTCTCATGGAATGACTGCTTTGCAATGTCATAAGCTGCATTGATATAGCTGTCACTCTTTCCATCAAGATTCATCTTCGGATTAACTGCCTTGATAATGCGTTTTCTTCCTTCTCTTACCGAAAGCCCTTCAACTCCATCAAGGTTTAATCGGTCAGCCATTCGGCACACATCAAGGCGGTCCTGAATAATTTTATCCACAGAATCCATGTTTACTCCTTTCTGTTTCTCCGGATCGCATTCTGCACCCGCTCCCTCGTCATCCGAATCTGTGTTTTCGTCTGTAGGAGCAGTTTCTTCTTTCTCTCCAGCATCTTCTCCTTCATCACCATTCATATCGCTCTGAGCCTGCATCTTGTCAATCTCCTGTAAGAGAGTATCAAGGTCTGCTTTCTGCTCTGCAATAATATCCTCTGGCGACATACCATCACCCTCAGCATCTCTGCGGTCAATATTCTCCTTAACCTTTTCAACGGGTGTCTTTTCCGGTTCTCCATTTTCCTCCGGATTAGCTGCTGGTGTTTCCTCTGGATCTTCTCCATCAACTCCCTCACCAGTTGCCTGATTTGCGGCTTTCTGAGCCTTGAATAAAGCAATAGCAGCTTCCATCTCTTCTGGTGTAAGCTCTTCGCCCTCATCAGCTCTGCGGCCTTTTGAATTAGGTTTGTACATAATTACTTTGCCTCCTTTTAAGATTTGTGTATCATCATCCTTGCCATCGATATTCAAGCGAGCAGTTTCTCCCGCTCTTGCTTCTCCGACAAGTGCAAGATGATTGATTTCGATATTTTTCTGAATACAATCGTATTTCTCTCCGTGATATACTCCCGGAGTATCATCAGTATCAAGGCTGTATCCAAGGGATAACTCTTTCAATCCGCAACTTTTCAAAGCATTTGTATCATGAATAATAATCTCACAGCGAACGCTATCTCCATCCCTGTATCCTTCACTCATAATTGTACCTATCTGCTCTCTGCGGACATTCTCCTTATCCACTTCTCCAGCATCATGTGTAATGATGATTGGTTTGCCCTTGTAACTCTCCAACGATTTCTTGTCAAAGACATTCTCAGGCAATCGGAGTTCCCTCCGTGTGCTTCCATCGTCATTCTTATACTCAAATATGCCACATGTAGTCACAATTGGGTGATCTACAAGATAGCCTTCTTCTGTGTAATAAGTCTGATCCATGGAAATGCTGTCAATTCGTTTCAGCTTCACTTTCTGCACCTCCTGCTTTCTGTCACTTTTTCAATGCAACCACTTCCTTTCAAACTGGCAAATCCAGATTATCTATATCAAACACCGGAATTGCACAACACCGGCATTGATAATCCTGTCCAGGATGGCATTTTCTGCCATTTCCTACATCTGGCGGATTGTCCCAGCTGATTATCTTTCCTTCCAGCTCTCTATGGCTTTTCCGCTCTCGTCTATCCATTACTCCAGACCATTCATACTTTGACACACCAGCATCTCTCTGTTGGCTCTCCGTAATATCAGCATTAAGCTTCGCTGTCTGGTCTCTGGCTATTAGTTTTGCATGACGCTTACTCATTCCATATTGGCGCTGAATTTCTCTTACGATATTCGTTGTGGTTGAGCCTTTCATATAGCTTTCATAAACCAGTTCCTTCATTCGCTCAAGAGATTGATTAGGAACCGTCTTTATTAAGTCCACATTGTCAGACACCCACTTTTCCAACATCTGTGCGTAATATTCTCCAGAATAATAGTCATCAAGCAAATCAATACCTAATGTCTTACTTACTGCTTTTTTCCATTCCCGAACTGTGAGTTTGTGATCAAGGTTGGCAATTCTATTTATCTGCCTTTTCAAATCATAAAGTCCAAAGGCACTATCAAGCTCTCTCTGAATAGTCTTAAAAAGAATTGTAAGACGGACTATTGTATTATCCAAAGCCGAAAACCGAGCTGTCCTGCGTTTCTTCTCGTTATCTTTCTTGGAATCAGTACGCAGCTGTGTACCATCATTGAGTATTTGCTTAATCTCTGGTATATGCTTCATAAGCACTTCTTTCTCAATGGTCATATAGGCATTTATCAATCTTACATACTCTCTTTCTGCACTGTCAGGATACTTGGGCCTGTATTTGCATCGGATAATCTTTTTCCCATTGTTCCGCTCTTTCAATTCAGACCGCAACAGTTCTTTTCTCAATCTTTCATCCAAACTCTCACCTTCTCTCATTGCCTCTTATTCGGAAATTAGCTTATAATCGTCTATTTGACTGTTGGCACTAAAAAAGCCCCATAATGCCACAATTAGCGGCACTACAGGGCAAAAGAAAAGAGCCTCACGCTCAGCAAGGCTCGTATCTTATATTCCAAGTTCATCCAAATACTCAATAATATCGGATGATGTTCTCTCTGGATTCTCTTTGATGAAATCAATGACGCTTTGAATGTCCTCTTCATCCTGCTTTTTCATTGTGCAATTTATTCCATACACAAAGTCATCGTATGTGTCCGAAACATTTTCAGTCAATTCCTTCAATTCAGCTAATAACTGTTCTTTCATAGGACAACCTCCTTAATCTGTGGATTCCTTCATGTATATTTCGTAATCATCAAAACCATGGTTTCTGAATCGATATACATAAGCTGGGCTATCTGGCTCATTTGAATGCGTCCTTATATAGCAGCTCGACTTACCCTTATACTTTGCGTGATACACATTATTTATATCATGCGTCACCTTCGCCTTTTCCTTTGCAGTCATTGGCAAGGACTGGGATTTCTTTTTCTTAGAGCCGCTCTTTTCATTCTTTTTTCCGCTACCCTTTGGGTATCTTCCGGAGCCAGGACCTCCATCTGTCTCTATATTACTTTGACTTTCATCAAGTGTCAATCGGATTTCATTAAGCTGTCTTAAAAACTCTTCGAGCGACAGTTTGAATGGGAGAAACAAATTCATATCAAGGAGACTTTCAACATCCTCAAATCGGGCATTTTCCATCTCTGTATTGAAGCATATCGGTTCTCCGTAATATTCCGTGCAAAGGAATACCTGTGATGGACAATATTCTTCAGACATTCCAGAAACAAGAGTAACAGGAATAATATCTGCTATGTTAATCCCAAATTCTTCCCTTGTTTCCCTAATTGCCGCATCCTCTGGAGTTTCCCCTATTTCAATATGCCCTCCTGGTCCACAAACAAGCCCATTATCCTTTCTTGTACCAACTAGGATTTTCCCATCTTTCACAACAATGACACCGCATCCGGTAGGAATAGTTGTATCCGTTGCTGAATCAGTTTCAGTTTCTTCCTGTTCCTTTGGTGCTTTTGTTTCTGCAGACAATGCTGTATTCGATGTTTCGGCTGATTCATTGGCATTAACCGGAGCATCATCTACCATAGCCTCCCAATCGTCTTCATCATCCAGAATATCATTAACAGTAAATTCTCCGTTCTCTGCCAATCGCTTTCTGACTTCCGAAGCATCAAGAGCCTGCATATCGACATAAACCTGTGCGGTCTGTGCCTTTGTAAGTTCAGTTGCCGCCTTCGTCTGATCAACCCCAGCCTGTTCCGCTTCACTCAGGTTCCAAAGAGGTTTAAATTTCAGTGTATAATCCGGTATTTCCTCGAACTCGCCTTTATACTTTCCGGCTATCAAGATAATATCAATCAGCACTCCAAGATTTCTTTTGAGGTTCAACTTCTGAATCTTATTCACATAGGAGTAATAGTTCTCCATATCTCCCTCTCCGGTGGAGTTTTCGCCGGCTGGTGACCTTCCAAAGAGCTTCGTCTGTGGGATGTTTGTTACTGCCGAAAGCATATTGCATGTCGCATCGATAATATCCTTTACTCCGGAAAATGTCACAGTCTTATAATCGTAATCTTCTCCGTTCGCATCAATAGCTATAGAATTGATGATGCCTTTCGCCATATCAATTATACGCAATCTTCTAAGAACAATATCCTCGCCCTCGTCTGTTTCCAGAAGATTGGCAAGGTCATTCATCTTGTAAATTGCCTGTACCGCCCTATCAAGCAGTTTAACTCCATTTCCATGCGATGTAACAGTTTCCTGCAAGGCTTTATGTATTCTCGTGTACTCCGGCATTCCAAAGAACCGATACTCGGTTCTTGAACTTGACTGCGGCAGAGTTCCATTCTTGAACAATAGGCACCTGCTTTCGTGGACACGAAACTGCTTGCCATACATTGGAGATACATCGTAGAATTCAGGCTTTCCAAATTTCGACCATTTACCGGTCTTTGGATCGTGATTATATATGCTGTTGTAATCTGGTGTAATCAAAGGTCTTTCAAACACAAGCAGTTCATCAATCCCTCTGATGTTATCCCAATCAACAGGTTCATCAATCTGTTTGCCATCATCAATAATCATAACCATAAGCGATCCGCCATAAAGTCTCGACCATTTGATAGCTGTAGAAGCTGCACCCTCAAAGTCCAACTCGTCAAGTGAATCATTTATAAATGTTTCCAGGTCAACATCATTTACACCATATTCAAATCCACTACTAACAGCATCATCAGATGGGATATCTATTATCTTAGCGAACAATCCGTTTTCCTCGTAGTTCAGTGTGAGTTCCACATCTGTTACAGGATCATCACTCTCAAAACGATACTGCTCTGACACATCATCTTGAGTACCATACTTATTCATCAGATTCTTATATCCATCTGCTCTGCTTTCTTTCTCATTGTCCTGCATTTCCTCACCTCCTAATCTACGAGACTTCCGATATTGAATGTCTTTTTCTGGTAGCAAGACAGTGCAACCGCATCTGCTCTATCCGGGGAATCAATTCCTCGTTTCTTCATTTCCTCTTTGCTTTCAAGCAGCATCTTCCCCCTGCTCGTCAGCCTATATTTCCTGCAAGTAAACTGAGCGACAAGCTCATTGTCATTTTCCAGACTTACTTCCTCCATCATCAAGGCATCTTTCACTGTGCCCCAAAGATATGTTGTCATATTGTCGTAAATATCACAGGCTTTCTGTTTCCCATCACCAAGTGTTTCTTCCGGAACTTTACCTGCGGCATTAACCGGAACAATTACCATTCGTGTGAGCTTTTCTTCCTGCTTTACTTCCTCAAGGCGGTCTGTAACTCCGCCGCCAAGGCCGCAATCATCAATGTTAATGTATATCTTCCCTCTGTATCGTGGGAACTCTGTTATAGCTTGCCTATAGAGCTGCACAATCTTTCCAACTGTTGTCATAAGACTTTGCCCTCTGAATGATACAGGAAGCGTTATTCTTCCTCCTACGTTCTTAGCAATAACTGTTTCATCCGAGCCATATCTCGCAACATCCACACCGAATGATATTCGCTTAATAGGAACATCGTCTGGCAAATCCAACATGCAGCAATGCTCTACTATGGAAAGGGCTATAAACACATCATCTTCCTGCTTTGGAAATTCTCCGAACACACGGACAAGAACAACATTACTGTCTTTCCCATATTTCCGTATGAGAGATTCGATATTCTGTTTGTTGGTCCTCTTGCTATCTGCCGACGATACCGTATGGCACCTGTATATTGACCTATCCACATTGAAAGCATCGTAAAATGTTCCAGATGTTCTTGTAGGGTTTCCGCACATCAGCAGCTTATTGTTTGCACCAGAAAGAGTACCGAGTATTGCTTCCATGATAGGATCTGCAACACCAGAAGCTTCATCAACAATGAACAGCATATTATCTTCGTGAAAACCTTGCATATTCTCCGGCTTTGTAGCAGTCCTAGCTACGGCAAACCAACGCTTTTCGTTGCCAACCATATAAATATAGGTCTTCGTCCATTTGAGGATGTCTGAGAGCAAAGGAGACTTGCTCATCCACTTGCTGACTTCGGACCACAATACATCGTGCAACTGCTGTTTGGTAGGAGCTGTTGCAACAATTCTTGGATAGGGATAGCAGCATAAAAACCATAGCAAAGCAACAGCTTCCATACCTGTTTTTCCAACACCCTGTCCAGACTTGATTGCAACCTTCGGGCTTTCTGCCAAATCCATCAAAGCTTGTTTTTGCCAATCATCAGGCTCAAACAGCAATACCTCTTGTGCAAATAGCACCGGATTTTTCCTGTATATTGGGATTTTCTTCTGGAAGAATTTTCTTCGTAATGTCCGTGAGTTCTTATTCATCTTCGCTCACTTCCTCTCCCAATACAGCTGCAATCCAATCATCAACCGCATCGTTGCCAGCACTTTCACTTTCAAGCCTTGCCTTTTCTATGCGATACTTGGACAACGCTTCAATAGCCTTTGTCTTTTTGCTCTGCACAGTAGAAAGTTCCTGTTCCAGCCTCGCTATGATCATATCCTTATTAGCTGTGTGTGTCGCTATATTATAGGACTTACCCGGAAGAATTTCTTTATTATCAACCTTCTCCTTCTGGCGCCTATCGTACTCTGCCTCTTCCTCTTGGTCTTTAAACGAGCGCTTTGACTCGCTTCGGTTCACATCCATTACCGCAACCTCTCCTTTTTGTTCGCGGTATTTATTGATTGCTTTAAGTATTCTTCGCTCTCTAATCGAAAAAAGCTGTATCTGTTCCATCAGTTGAAGCTCTGTATCTTCTGGAATAGACTCAAGAAGTTCCTGCTCATCTGAATCCAACGCATCCATAAATACAGGAACATAACCGCCATGCTTTGTTCTATCTGGTGGAGGGTTTGGGTTTGGATTGCCAGAACCGCCTTTTGCATTCTGATTTTTTGGTTGACCTCCCCTCTTTTTCTTTTGCAACGTTGCATTTTTCTTCTCATTTTTTTTCGCAACGTTGCACTTGTTTTTTTTTGAGGCTTTTCCCCATCCGTACCGGTTCTTCCAGCTGCGTACTGTTCCGTCTGAAACTTCCAGTTTCTTAGCAATCTCAACCATTGCCATACCATCGTTGAATAGCTTTTCAGCTTGTGTTACTTTCTCGCTCGGTGCTCTCGGCATATCACCACCTCTCTCCTGTTCGTTTTGCAATCGTGGACGCACAAAAGGGAGGGTGTATGCCCTCCCGTGTGTCACTCTCACGAATATTTATTGTTTTAACATTAAATCTTCGTTATAAACTCTGCTTTTGAATAACCTTGATTTGGTTTAATCATCATATTCAAAAAGTCCTCTTTGGAGAAGTCCGATAATCGGAATATTTCCTCTGGTCTCATACCAAGCTGCTTACCGATTTCTTCAACAGATTTCCCCTCTCCCATAAGCTCTCTAACAATCGCTTTCATAGGTTCAAGCAAATGTGTACCTCTTGCCCTGTTGTGGGTTACAGTACCGTAAATATTACCGGCTTTATCCTTATGTTCTACAATTACAACAGGAACCTTGCCTTCAAGCATTGATTTCAGAGGTTCTTCCCCTGCAACAGTCCAACGATGAAAGCCATCAATAATCGTGAAATCTGGTCTCACGACAATCGGCAGCGTCCATCCGTTGGTTAGTATGGATTGCTTCAGCAATTCCAAGTTCTGCTTCGATACTTTATTTGGGTTGTAATCGTTTGGTTTTACTCTGTCCCTGTCTACCCATTGGAGAGTGGAAAGCGGACTACTCAATTTCTTATCCATTTGTCATGCCCTCCTTCTTTTTGGCTTCTGTAATGTATTTACCATAGATTCTCTGATATAAAGCACGATAGGAACGCAGCTTTGGATCACCAGAAATAAGTCCTTCATATATAGCCTTGCAATCCTTATTGTCCGCAATAGCAGAAACACTCATAAAGAAGTTCCTGTATCGTTCCGCAACATATCTCTTGTGCTTCGTTTGGAAATTTCCATCCATATCAGAAAACAATTCTAAAAGGGCGGCCTTATAATCTTTTTCCGTCATCCCCTTCTCGTTTTGTTTTCTTGCAGCTGTGCTTCTACCGAACATCTCGCTATCCCAATACAAGGCGGCCAGATATGCGTTCGGTTCTCGCCTTACTATCCGTTCCATAAGATCCGGATAATATTCATTCATTTTGACAAGGCTTTTTGCCGTGTCAATCGAAAAGAACTGCGATACCCTCAATTGTCCTTTTCGTGTTCCTGACTGCCACAAGAACAGGTAAATCTCTGGTATGTCAACTTTTTCCCGAAGGAGGTAAAGCCATACATCATTATTGGTCCAATCATATATCGGAAATACCTGGTGTTTATTCGTCATGGTCTTTCCTGCTCTCAGCATAGTTGCAATATTCTGCAGTCTCTGTACTGATTCCGCTGTTCGGATTCCTGTAATCGTAATTCCTCCGCTGCATATTCTTGGAAGAAAATCCTGATATGCATCAATGCGAGGTCTTAACAGCGGATGGTTTCTAATTGCGAATGATGGTGGCTGTCTTACCCAAACATCTTTTTTATATCTGTCCCAACAAATAAATGTTTCATCGTTGGACAGTTCATTAAAGCAGTTGTAGTGTTTTACCTCAAGGCAATACCACTCAAACTTTGCTCCAATTAACATAAATCTTTTTCGCCATTCCCTCACCTTATCTTCCATGCAAGGGAAAATGGCTTCTTCATCTATAAATTGTACAATAAGCTGTGCCGGATTGATTTCCCCTGCCTGCACAAGCTCCATAACAAGCTGTGCCATACAAAGGCTGTCCTTACCACCGCTGAAAGACATATACACCGGCAATCCGTTTTGGAATACATTTCTTATACGGATTTTGGCGGCCTTTACAACATCTATACTGGATTCGCACCGCTTTATAGCCATATTTTCTCCCCGCATTTCGGACAGATAACAAATTTCTTTACTTCGGTGGTATCTTCACTGTCCTCTGGCATTTCCTGTTGTGGCTGAGCAATTGGCTGCGGTGCTGGTGTTGCCTGCTCCGCCTCCGCTTTTTGAATCTGCTGTTCTTTTCTCTCTCCGCTTTCTTTAATACTCTGGATTTCTTCATCATCCAAAGTGCCATACTCGGAGAGCTTTTCTGTAACATCCTCTGCCTCTGACACCATCTGCTTTAATATGTCTTCATCAAAGCCCGGGATATCAAGGTCGCCCTGCAGGTCCTCTAAAAAGCTATTGAGTGTATCGAGATTTTCAATACCTAAGCTGAAAATCTTGTTGTCTGCAATCATCAGCTTCTTTTTCTGATTTTCAGTAAGGTTGTCATACTTATAAACATCAGCTGTTTCTTTTCCCATGGCAATCAATGTTTCATACAAACCATTTCCTGCCAAGATTACATTGTTTTCGTCAACAACAATCGGACGGATCTGTCCGAACATTTTGACACTTCTTTGGAACTCTTTCAGCTGTTGCTCCGTATGAATTCTGACATTCTTTTCTGGCTTCACGAGGTCCACCAGCTTCATTGTGATAATTTCCATCTTTGTTTCCTCCTGTATTTTGATTGGAGGAACAAATCCGTATGATATATACGCTATCTGCAAATAGCAAAAGACAGCACTTGCAATCTTTTGTCTGCAAACGCTGTCAAGTGTCAGCAACTTATTTTATTGTCTTTAAGAATGCTTTTGCACTCTCAAAATATTCTGCCGCCTCATTTACTATGGAGCTGTCAATCTCATAGATTTCGCTCCAGGCATTCTCCGCACTTCCTGTCCATTGCCTTGCTGGCCAAGGATGTGTTCCGCACAGATAGCCATTTTTCCAATCATATATAGGCGGCATAGCCAAATTATAATAATGGATATATGCCAAAACCTGCTCATGCGTCCAATCTGACAAAGGGCTGTATCTTGTAACTCCCTGACTGTTGGTATAAATGTTATCTCCTTTTCCAACATAATTCCCATCAGCTCTTCGTCTTCCGAGAAGGAGCATATCAAGATTGTTTTCTTTGTAGTATTTTGCCTGTCCTCTGTGCTGAACAATGTGAAACCATTGGGCGGCATACTTGCTATCCTGTGGGAAAAGCATGTGCGGATGGGCAACAAGCCATTTTAAGTCCTGCCCTGTATTGATAATTGTCAATTCCGGAGGCTTATTATCCTCAACCCATTGCATAAATGCTTTATACTCCAAATTGCTGATTACGAGGACGCAGGAGCTTATTCCTGCCCGACGGCAAATTTCTCCAAGAACAAGGGAATCTTTTCCACCGCTCCATGCATAGGCGGCTTGCTTTCCCTTTGTCTTGGCTTTAATATCCTGTATTGTCTTATTCACAAGCTGATCCAGTTCTTCTTTGGTTATCAGCTGTTCGATTTTGTCAAAAGTTTCTATCCAGTCAGAGTTTTTGATTCGCTGCTTTCTTCCGAGTACGCTATCCATTCTCTGCACCCCTCTTTCTGCTTACAATCAAAGCGACTGTTCCGGATAACAGGACTGTCAAAAGACTGCCTGCTGTTTTATAAGCTGCAGTTCCTGTGATATTTCCATAAGCAAATACAGGAAGTCCTATAATCAGTGCGGTCGCAATACCAGTAACAACACCTTCTGGTTTGAGCTTTACTCCCTTTAATGTAAATATTGTTGGGAGAAGCGTTGCTGCTCTGAGTGTGCCATACATTAAAAACAAATGCGTAACTGTAAGCCCTGGGATATTGGCAACTATAATTCCTATTACCAACAGCGCAACCATGGCAATCTTGGTCTTTCCGAGTGTATTCTTTTTGAATATGTCTGTTGTGAGGGATGATATTGCACACAGATTACTGTCAATCGTAGATAATAATCCAGATACAATCATAAATAAAAATGGGATTACCGCCCAGCTCGGAAATAACTCTGAAATGAGTTCAAAGTTAATCACACCTGTATCAATTGCCGTATATCCCATTCCAGCTCCGACAAACCCAAGGATTCCCATTGACAATGGCACCATGCCAAATAGAATTGCTCCAACAAAGAAAGCCCTTCCTATTCGATTTTTCTTTACACAAAATGCTCTCTGCCAAAAACATTGGTCGCCAAATGGTCCCGAGATAAGCCCAACTGTTGTGGGGAGTCCAAAACCAAGAAATATCTCTATGCCTTTTGCAGAGAAAAGGGAGCTGCACTCTCCTGTATATCCGCCAATTCCTGCGAACATATTTTGAATACCACCACCATTCTTAATGCCGAAAACTGCAAAGCAAACGCTTGCAATCAACATAAAGACCATCTGTATAGAATCCGTCAGTATCGAAGCCTTTATTCCAGAGAACTGTGAATACGAATAGGCAATCACAGCCATGATTACTGTCATGATCCAGAATGGAATGCCTGTCAGCATACTTAATATTTTACTTCCTGCCAATAACTGGACTCCTGTAGATAATGCCGATAATGCTCCAAGCTGAAACAGGTAAATATTTTTTACCGATTCAGACTGGTATTTCTGGTGCATATATCCAGACAGTGTGATTCCTTCCGGCATTTCTTTTCTTATTCTCCTAGCAAACGGAATAAAGAATATGAGGCAAAGCACATTAGGTACCAGAAACCAAAACAGCCCTGCAAAGCCTTTGGTATAAGCATTCTCTGTTGATGTAAATAGTGCAGGAGCCCATATCCATGTAGCTGCAATGCTTAATGCAGATATAAACCATCCTGTATTTCTATTTCCAACACAAAACCTTTCGACGCTTTTCTCTTTGTTTGTCATAAGCACTGTTGCCGCAATCATAATTACCGCATAAGCAGCCAGCACCATAATTGTGTAATTCATTATTATCCTCCAATCAATATTATTCTGGAGGAGCAGGTGCATTTCCTGTTCAATCGTCTCTCCTTTCTCGGAAAGTTTGCATCAAAAAAGAAGCCTGCAACAACTCTGCAGACTTCCCCGACGTTTGATTTAGAATTTTACAAATACGATTTTGCCATTTATAAGCTGTGATGTCAATGTAATTATTTTGTAGACGGTGGCTTTATCGTACTTTCAATCCGTCCACCCCGAATATAAGAGCGGTCAATCTTTCCTCTGCAACTCTCAAATCGGAATACACATTTTCCTTTGACATATTGTGTTTTGCCGCAATCTCTTTTACGGTAAGAACCGGCTCTGCCATGTATTTATCCCAAACCACCTCGTATCTCCTACGGTCTATATCCTGGTTCGGAGATTTTTCACAATAGGCATCATACAAACCGAACATCGTCTCGATATGCGATACGATAATAGCTGTTCTGGTTGCACTTCTCTTGATACTTTCAATGATTACTTCATTGTCATAAAGATTCATCATTGATTCCAAGATATCCAAAGCCGATTCCTCCATCTGTGTTCGCCCGAAAACTGAGTTTTCCGCATGTTCTTTGAGCATGTGATAATTACGCAGGAGCAGCTTTGTATTTCGCAATCTTCTGTCTGCCCGTTTTCCCTGCTCTTTTTTTCTTTCCTGATCATAGGTTTTTAATGCTTCCTTTGCTCCAATTTCAGCTGCATTTGCACAAATATCCTTCAATTGTTCTGGTGTAAGAGCTATTATAACTTTTTCTGCTCTTTCTTCTGTTGATTGGCTGTCCATGCTGTCGCCCTCCTTCTTTTTTATTTCAAATTCATAGCGAATTATGATATAATCTAACTGTCTGTTGGGAGGGTTGCGAAAGCACTCTCCTTTTACTTTTCATCTGCTTTTATAAAATCCTCAATCGACATTTGCCCTGGTATTTCATAATATGGAAAATCGTCTGAAGCAGTACCTGTTTTTTTATCTCCATCACGGATCCGCATACTGGTACCGAACACTCTCTTATAACATACCGGTCCATATCCTACTTCCTTGCTTTGTTGGCTTCTCAATTTTCTTCCGCATTCCATACAGACTGCCATCAGAAATCACCTCCCTCAAAGATAAATGCCTTATGTGCCGGTAGTCTCTTGTCCTTAAAATCTTCCCAGTACATATATGCCCCAGAAGCTAAACAGGATGCCGAGTATTCTTCAATCTCCTTATCATTTTTAAGCCACACACAATGACCTGCGACATGTTCCTTTATTTCCTCCAGAAGTTCATTTTCCATAAGTGTCTGTATTATCTGCAAGGTAACTTCCAACCACTTCTCCGGAGTAAATTCTCCTATGTTGGTCTTGTAGAATTCCTTGAACACATTTTTCTGTCTGGTATTTCCAAATCGTGTAATGTATGTAGTTCCTGTTGGCTCGCTCCTGCCTATTCGATGATGTATTGCATAGTCTGAAATACTAACTATTTTCATCCTCCACCTCCAGCCTGTCTGCAATAAGCCGAATAACATCTGCCATAATTGTTCGTTGGTCACTATTTTTTTGAACAACCTGATCAATCTCAATATCTGGGATCGATATCTCAATATCATTTAAAAATTTATTGACCATCTGTTTGCTCTCTTCCACTGTAAACGGTGGCATTTCATACTTTTGGGAACATCTACTCACAAATGCTTTATCTAAAATATCTAATCTATTTGTAGCCGCAATAACCACAACATCATTTGCAAGTTTGTCAAATTCCTGCATTAAAGTAACTGTAACTCTACCAATTTCCCGGTCTGCTCCACTTGAAGTTCTTTCTCTATTGCAACTTATAGTATCAACCTCGTCCAACATAAAAACACAAGGATTTGTAGAAGCATAGGTAAATGCCTGTGCAATGTTCCGAGAAGTAACCCCCATGTAACTATCCACAACCTTTGAAAAATTCAAATAGCAAAAAGGCAAACCCATTTTGTACGCTATGTACTTTCCAAACATTGTTTTGCCTGTCCCAGGCGGTCCATAGAGTAGAGTTGCATTTTTGTATGGTATCATCAGTTCCATAAGTTTCCCGCTAACCTTAGCCAGTCTGAAAATATTTTTTGCAATGATTTCCTGTCGTTCTGTCACATAGTAGCGATTCTCTTTGAACGACAAGGAAACATCTTCGCAAACAAGAATATCTTTGAGGTTTCCCGGAAGTTCTATCATTCCTGCTCCCTCCGATGTGAGGATGTTCTTATATCTGGTCACAAAACCTTTGTTTTTTTGCGTAGTGTCCGCATTCAATGCAGCCACCGCCCACTTTCTGGCTTCCCTTATATCATTCTCAGCAATTGACTTTATTAAGTTCTGTTCGTAGTTTCCTAATCCCATCACAGTCCCCTCTCTTTCAACTTTCGGTCAATAATGGGTACAAGCATTCTTACTGAGCATTTCATGTGTAAAGTAGTTGGAGCATCCACAATTTTACGGAGCATATCATAGTACACTTCCTCTGCAGATAAATCCTTAGCATATTCCTCTGCCTGTTCCCTCGTTTGCTCTACTATCTGAATACCTTTACACTTCTCTGAAATTTCATGTATCAGTTCTACAGCTCTGCTCGTAAACACTATTTCGTTATTATCTACTACTGGCTCTTCCAGCAACTTTTCCATAAGTTCATCTATCATTGTCTTTCCTTTCTGCATTTACTGCTTTCTCATATCCCAAGCACCTCATAAATCGTTCTGGTTTTCCACAGGCTTCATAATGTTTGCAGTCAATGCACACATTTTCTTTCTCATGTTTTTCCATCAAGAGGCTTCCCCACCTTCCGCAGTTTCATTTGCACTTTCCGCCCTGTTATTCCATACCTTTGCAGCCCTATCTTTGCACTCTTCAATACTGGTAATAGTATTGTCTTCATGGTTCATATCAGGACAATATCCCTCGGTTCTCGCACCACATTTTCTACACTGACACCAAATAGTGAACCCGTATTCCTTATTGACAGCCTTCATTACTGCCCTCTCGCCACAAAACGGACACGTTTTAAGTTCTTTACTCATAATCGTTACCTCTCAATTCTATTCTTTCCATTCCGAAGTCAAATAGGGTACTCTGACTTTTTTCCTGCTCTAGTCTTTCAAGTGAATTTTTGTAATGCTTAGGGTTTTTCTCAAATCCAACATATTCAAATCCCATCCTGTGACATGCTATAAGGCTACTGGCGCTTCCAACATGTGTATCTAGGATTATATCCCCTTGCTTTGCATACTTCTGCAAGATCCATTCGTATAGTGCTACCGGCTTTTGTGTTGGATGAATCCTTTTTTCATTCAGTTTCTTATTTCCTTGCTGAATATACCCTTCTGTTATGGATTTTCCCTGTAGCATTCCGCTCCACATAAATCTAAAAATACGAACCGAATTTTGCATACTGCAATATGCTATTTCGCAATCAGAATAACTGCTGGAATCATTGCATTTATCCCACACTATTCTTCCAGATCCAAATGGATACAGAAAGTAATTACATCCCCATATAATCTGATTTTTTGACACTCTCATTAACTCACCAAAGTAAGTTTTGTCTGGAACATCCCAATCGTCCGTTTTTTCATACACCCTATCTACTCCAATAGGACTAACCCTATGTCCGTAATATCCCCTTTTATTTGGTCCAGAAAAATAAGGTGGATCAACAATTGCCAGAGAAAAATAATTATCCGGGAACTGTCTCATCCCTTCCATGCAGTCCATATTGTAATAGCCATGCTCCATTGATTTCATCACCTCACAATCTTTAGTTTTTCTCTGTTCTTCCTTGCGTGATAATCGTCTATCACATACTCCACGCACTCTTCCCTTTCCATATTTTCTGGACTCTCTCCATCAAAATTCCTGCATATATCACAGAAAAAGCATGGGTGCCAGTTATATGGTACTTCTTCCGGATTAACAGTAAGGCTCTCTGCATTATTGATACACGACCTGCATAAACAGTAGTAACATGGATCCACCATCGGAACTCTCTCTTGCTTATGTTCCGGTGGCTTTTCCTCTGTTATATACATAAATTCATCAAATGTCAGTTGCCCTTTCATTCTTTCAGAACCTTTAGATCATATCCGCTTTCCACAAATTTGATTGTACGCTGATGATTACAAGCATTTCCAATATATGTATATATTTCCATCATTTCATCTTCTGTAAAATTGGTATCCATATAATCGTTTATTCCGTCTAACATACGTTTTCTGTATTTACGATTCCTCCATTCCTGACTATACGGCTGACCTTTACATGCCGATCTTGAAAGCCACTCTAAAACTTTATAGTCTATATCCTCGGGATACTCACAACCTCTCAATATGAAATATTGGTTACTCTTTACATCAGCTATAAACTCATCATTATCATTTATAAAACTACCAGGAAATGCTTCCACCAAGGCTTCCCTTGCTTCTCTCATGTCTTCATACTCTGGCTGGCATTTTTTTAATCTGCATCTTAATTTATCTGCATCTATAAATTCTGAATGAACACATTTTTCACAATCCACTCTTTTCATCAATGATTCCTCCTAAATATCTGTAATATTCAATTGCTGGTTTTATAGCTTTTTGTACACCTGTAAGCACATTTGCCAACCCTGTCTCTATATCCCGAACGTCAATACCATTCAACTGACAAGCTATAGCCAGCCTCATTTTATCTTCATCTGGAGCTTTGCACAGTGCTTCGTGAATCTGTTCTTTTGTCATAATATGCCTCCTAAATTTCAGTTTAGTTAATTTTCTCAAAATAGAAAACAACAGGCTTCTTGTTCGGAATTACCAGTCCGAACCTTACTGCATTTTTGTATGTAACGTTGTCACGCATCAGAGTGTCCGGCATGGCTTCTACCATCTTTCTGAATCCTTCAAGTGTGGACCGACTCTTATAATGATTGCAGCTCCGGCAGGCAGGAAGCATATTATCCACTGTGTCTGTTCCTTGCTCATTCCATCCATTCAGCGGAATCACATGATCTACTTGCATATCCTTATATTGCAAATCACACCCACAGTATGCACAATGACCGTTGCATTTTTGGTATACTGCAATCCTTACACTCTTAGGTAATGCTTTTCTCTTTACCTCCAACACTGTCACCTCATTTCAGTTTACTTGTAATAAATTCTAATATCTCAGTTCAATGAACCAACTTTCGTTAATCCATCAACCGCATAACAACCTCTAAATCCTTCAAGCCAGACGGATAATGTCCCACATACCTCTGCTGGTTCGGTTGTTACAATAAATTCCTTGTCTTTATTTTTCTCTGACACATAATATTTGCCATTCATAATGACTTTATCTCCTTTTCGGACCATCTTTTCTACCTCCGTAAATTCTTAGTTATGCGTGGCATTGAAATTCTCCATAGCCCACTTGTTTCCAGTAGCCTGAACCTTCGCTTCGGTTCTTTCCTGTGGTGTAGAGCCTCTGCCAACGCATGCAAGTATGGAATTTCTTATAGAACTTCCTTCCGTTAATCCAGCGGCATCTAAAGCTTCCTTTGTTCCACACTCATCACATATCATTGTCCTGTTATCTGCTCTCGACAGAGCCAACAGTTTGTTTACCTCTTTTCCGCATCTTGGACATTTCATATTTTCGATCCTTTCTGGTGTGATTGCCGCACCAATGGTCCTCGTGATATGCACCCATGCAGTAATTTTCATGGGTGCAGCTGTTGCACATCTCCTTTGGTGTCATTCCTGTATAGCCTCGGGATTCTGTGGTTCTCTAACCTTCCATCCAAACAAACCTTTTTTAGCAACAACCTTCTCGCATTTTTCTGTAAGTGTAACTTCTCCGCTTCCCATCATCTGTAAAATTGTTGGTGTAGGTCTTCCAATCTCAGCCCCACATTTTGAACATATATATGGAATGCCCTTATCATATATCTTCCCGCAGTCCCTGCATCTACAAACTTTCTTATAATCTCTCACTAAAATAATCCTCCTTCCAAAATTGCTCTTGCAATAATGCAAGCTACAAATCCGATACAATATGTTCTCTTGTTATATCTGCTTTCATCAGCAACCATTCCGCAAAGCATAACAAACGCAATTATTATCAGTATTATTTTGAATACCATTTGTTTCTCCTTTCCGGGCGGAAGCACCTGCCGCCCCTTTTATTAGTGTGATATATTCCTTATCCGAGACCAATCAGATAACGCATATGAATTTTTGTTTATAGTTACATGGCGCTTACTTTATAGCCACAGGGAGAACGATTGTCTTGAAATCGCTATCCTCCGCTTCTACAATCATTGGCATTTTAGGACCCTGCAGAGAAATTCCTACATTGTCACAATCAAATGCTTTTAGTGTTTCAATTACCAATCTGGCATCAAAACCTATTGTTAATTCCTCCGATATATCTTCCTGTAAATCAACAGTCTCATGGTAATCCGTTGTCTGATCCTTAATGCTCAGGTTCAGTTGGCTTCCAGACAGTTCAAATTTAACCGGGCATTTTTCAGCAGTACACATCTTTGCTCGTACCATAGCATCCAGAAGTTCTTTTCTGGATATAACGGTATGTAGTGGCAACTCTTTGAACATATTCTGATATTTGTAATACTCCCCCTGCACAAGCCTTGTGCAGATTTCAAAATCCTTTGTTGCAAACACAGCCATTGCATTACTGCGTCGGATTCTTATATCCCCGGTTAATCCAAGCGTTTTCAGCTTATCGATTGTATTCTTAGGGATAAGCAGCTCAAACTCTCCGTCATAATCAATCTTGTCCCAAGCAAGGACATGTCCATCAAGTCCTACGAAATTCAACTGTCCGTCCTTAGCCTGCAGACACATGGTTGACATGGTGGCATTTCCTCCCTGCTGTGGAATCGCATAAGAAACTCTCCTTACAGATTCCAACAAAAGTCCTGCTTTAATCGTAAACTCACTTCCCTCGCCCTCAATATCTGATACCGGGAATGGTCCTGGATCCATTGTCTGATACTTATTTTTGATTTTGTCTGCCTTGATGGTCATTGTGTTTCCACCCGAAATGGTGATATCAATTTCTCCATCCGGCAAATTATTGATAAGGTCAAAGGCTCTTTCCGGAATGATAAAGCATTCATCCTCTGTGCCCTCTAACTTCGCCTTAATGGTCATTTCTAAGTTATTGGCGATTAAATACCCTTCCTTTACCAAAATGCCCTGTAAGATAGGCATTGTCGTCTTTTTGGGAACAACTCCCTTAATCTGATTGAGCTTTGCCGCAAGCTCTGTCTTCTGTATTTTCATCTTTCAATTCCACTCCTTCCAAAATAAGAATCGTGCATTGTTTTTCCTGCAACCTATAAGGCTCCAGTTCCTGTTCTGTCATAAATTTGTGGCAAAACAATTCTTTCATTTTCTTCCAAGTCGCCCATGGCACTCTATAGAATTTTGTTAGTCCTAGCGATACCATCACATAACAATGAGCACCGAACTTCTCGTATATGTCCAAGCTCTCCCATTGCGTATCTGTCACAACATTTTGTCTGATTCTGTCACCGTCAGTATGCTTCGCTTCAAACATAATCCCAGTTCCATCACAGAGGATTCCTTTGTAATCAGGCTGTCCTTTCTTCTCGTAATATCCTTTGACAGTTCCATCCCTATCCTTGCCTGTGATATGAAATGGCTCTGGTGTCTTTTCTATGTGAGCCCATCCGTTTCGCAGATAGAATTCGCACGCATTTGAAATCCACCTCTCGAACGTCTCTCCGGATACTTTGCTTCTCCTGCCAACAAGCTGTCTTCGAGGATCAGGCATCAGCTCTCACCTCCAGATGTTTTTCAAGAATAGCTTTTATATCAGCCAATTTAGTTGCTCCAATTCCTTTCACAGAGCTAATTTCCTCGATAATTCCTGTAATATCCACAGTTTTATGTTTGGGTGCCTGTGTTTTTCCACAATTAAAACCTTCACTTCTCGCCTTTTCCACTCTGTCCTCAACGTAATGTACCAGCTGCTCATCTGTCATTTTTCTTATCTTTACAGCCTTATTGTGAATAGCATTCTCGTCAGTTGTTCGTCTGCAGCTTCTCTTTGCCATATCGTTCTTCCTTTCTTCTTTCGATACTCTCTGGATCGCTATGCTGGCGGTATTGTCAGCATAGCCCTCTCTGTTTGCGTTCCATTTACTCATCTTCATCACCTGGACCTATCGTTACGCTCTCTGCCAATCCAATAAGCTCCGGTATATCTAATCCAAGGCCTTTGCAAAACTCCTTGAAGCAATCCCTGCACATAAACCCGAATTGTTTGGGCTGTTCGCCTCTTTTTGACCTTGCCAGCAGGGTTATCATTTCGCTTTTTCTCAAATGAGCCTTGCATGATGCACAGCCATCAAACAACTTTGCTTTCAGCTTCGGGCTAATCTCCGAATGTTGCAGCTGCTTTGGAAATTCTCGGCGCATATTTTCTTCCCCGACAATCGGAATCAGACTGTCTTTCATGAAAACTGGTACTGAATTATAATCAGCTTTTACAACGATATCTTTTATCCATTGCAGTTCTGGCACTATTTTATTTTTGTTACGTCCCGTCTCTGCTCCGATGATTATCCAATCAACCTGTCGAAACATCACATTATGCTTAGAAACAATGTCCCCCATTAGTGGTTCAATGCTGACAAACGTATTGCATCCAGCAGGAAGATAATTAAATCTATCAGCATCCGCATCGCAGGTAATGGTTGTTCCGTACCACATATTTTCCAGTCCCGCCGGCACTCCAACTTCCGTATATCTCTCCGGATTCTTTGTAAGAAACAGGTAATTGTGAATTGGGTTATCCAAACAGGTTTCCATTACATCTCTGATCCATTCGTCCGGAACCCATTTCCCAAATATGTCAGCCATTGCCCCGACAAAAATGTTATTTCCCATTTTGAGCTTTTCTGGATAATCCATGCGGTACTTGTGATATGTAGGTTCAAATCCAAATGGATAAACCAATGTATTTCCTGTTTCGTTTAGCATTGGTTCTTCCAAAACAAATACATTGTCTGAATTATCTGCCGCAGGCTCTATTGAATAATCTTTCTTCGCCATCAAATTTAGTCTTACATCTCCAGCAAATCTAGCGGTCATTCTTCTTGCATAGCAATATGAACAGTTGTGTCGGCATCCTGTAATCGGATTCCATGTATGATCACACCACTCAATTTTTGATTTATTCACAGCGTTCCTCCTTTCTGACATATCCAAGGTGAACCTCATCTTCCCAATTAACATCTGAACAATTAACATGCTGTCCGCACTTACTGCAATAATCCGGCTGATAATCTGGACCGGCATTGAGGATATGGTTACATCTAGGACAGATACAATACTGATGAAGCGTAATAGCAAAGCCATACTTGTTGTATGTTCCATGCTTGATTTTGGGTTTCCTTGCAATAAACTTCGGTATTATCAAGCTAGTTACCTGTTTCAGCATTTGTATCATCTCCTTCCACCCAATACTCTACAAAGTACATTGTCTGTCCTTTTCCTCCTGGTCGCTCTTTGCCAATTCTCACTGCATATCCTGCCTTTACCAACAGGCAACAAAGTGAATTTCTATCCTCGTCATTGAGCTTCTGTAGTAGATTTTTTATTCTGTATCTCTGCTTATCTGCCATTATCATCCCGCCTTTCTATGCTTTGGGAGTTCGCTCGCATATTCCGTCATTTTTTCTTGAAATATCTGAACAAACGCTTTTACTTCTGGTGTCATATCGCAATTATGAGAACCTCTGCACTGGACTACTTTCCCATGCCATTCCAAAGTGTAGTAGGGTTTCTCCGGCTCTTCTTTCCTCCGAATGAAGAAAATCATGGTTTCTCCCTTTCTAACTCTCTCCATATAGGTGCCAACACAATGATGTAATGCTTCTCCTTCTTTTTTCAGTTCCTCTAAACGATTCGGAAGCCTTATAAACAGTCCCTCTATGTTGAGATTCATTGCTTCAACATCCTTTGTTTCTTTTCTCAGTTTCTTCAAGGTCTGATTAAATCTCTTGGCATCTTCTCTCGCCTGCTTGTCCTTGAATTTCACATACTGTTTTGACATTTCATCGTGTACATTCACAAAGTTTTTAGGGAACAGATTAAACTCGTTGGTCATGTCATAGCCCATCTTTTCAATCCATCCGATATAATCAAAGTAATCATGATCATATTTTATTTTCTTATCCGATATGTAGCGGCAGACCTTATGGAGAGTGGTGTATTTCATCATGTCAATGTAATTTGTGTAATTATTTGCTCGTCCATTGTCTGTGATGTATCTTAATGTTTGGAATTCATCCCTCTTTAAGTCTGGCTTATATCTAAGAATCTCCAAGTCCCTTATGCTGGGGTCTCCAACTTCTCGAAGCATGTTGTACTGTGTTTTCCCGATTCCAAGGGTTTCCATAATGTTTCTCTTTCCGCTATTGAATACATTTTCGTTCTGTCTGTTATCATCCAAAAACTCTCTGGTCATTCTATAGAATCCAACCTTTAACAGCTGTTCTATAAATGGATATTTCCTGTATGAGTTGAAGTAATTATCTATCAACCATGGTGTGTTAAAATATCTTAGATCGTCGGCAATCTTATTGATAAAAACATCTGGAACACTATATTGCATACAGGTCCCCTTTATATCGCCCGCAAGTTCCTGGTTATACATAACTACACTTCTTGGATATATTGATTCTGACGGAGGGTACCATCCTGTGTATCTATCCCTGTAATAGCACCACCTCATATCAGTGTTCTTATATCTCGCCCACATATAATCAGTGACACCGCTATCTCTGTGTATTGTTCGATATCCTTCACTTGTGGTTATTCTCGGATTATGAAAATCCAGTCTGAAATCTTTTACATGGCAAAAATATCTTGTCAGAATGTTTTCTCCATCTGGCTGAACCAACACGCTCCATGCAACCGATACAAGACTTTGTCTGCTCATTCCCTCACTTTTCGCTTGGAGGAATTTATTACAGTACGGACACCTTACGATTCGATTGTGTTTGACCTCGTCTTGGTTATTCCAAACAGGTATTGTCTTATGCTTCAAATGCTTATTTTCCAAGATGAAAGTATGCTTGCAGCTTGTGCAATAGGCTTCCTTTCTGTCGGTATTGTAAAAAATGTAATTTTCATCCTTGAATACCGTTTCTTCAACAAATGTCTGGTAATCATCTGGCAAAGCTTTGAATCGCTCCATTTCCTGATTGATAACATCTGTTTCCTTCTTATGTTTCTTTGCAAGCCTCATTGCTTTGACTTTATCCTGATAGCGTTCCAACAGTGCAAATGCAGGTCGTACACCACATTCATCTCTGGTTTTTAGCCATTTTCTAAATGTACTCTCCGCTCTCTTTGCATCCATATCCGTTAGGAACTCAAGCTGTTCATAGCTCCACCAATATTCCGCCCAACCCGATTCCCTGCAAACCAGATTGAGTAAGGCTCCCGTTCTCCATTTGCCGCATTCCACTTCAAGCGTTATGTAATTCTCCTTTTGGCAGAACACTCTAAACATCAACGAAATATCTCTCTTATTTCTTCCACTGGTCTGATATACATTAAGTATCAATGTTTCCTCAGCACCAACTTTTTTCTTTTGTGTGGAAATCACACCTCGTTTGCCCTTGCCCGCAACAGCAATATCATGTATTGTTTCCAGATTTACTTTTGAGACCGGTATGTCTTTTAAATCTTTCTTTTTCATCCATATCGCCTCCTACATTCCTAAAAGAGAAAACATATCAAGCTGGCCATCCATGTCCTTATTATTCCTTTTAGGTTTTGTCTCTGGCTTTGGTGCCTCTATTTTTTTCTCCGGCTCTACTGCTGGCTTGGAAACTTCCTTTTTCTTACTGTCCGTTTTAGTCTTTTCATCCTGCTTTTTCTTTCTCTCCGCAGCTTCTTTAGCTTTTTTATCCTCCTCAGCCTTATCGTCTTTATGGAAATAATCCTCAGCCCATTCATAAACCACATCATCACGAACTGCACAACTACTTCCTTTTGCCTGCTTTCTTGCCTGCTCGTAAATGTATTTGTAGCATTTCTCCCAAGTCTTGTGATCCTGGCATACATCCGAAGCAAGGCTTTCTGATTCCCTGCACCTTTCAATCAGATATTTGATTATTGGATCTGCAAATGACTTATCCTTAGCTTTTTTCAACTCCTCCTGTAACTTCGTAACTGCTCCAACAACTCCGATATAAACAGAACTGTTATTATTTTCTTTCGCAGATTCAATTTCCTCTGGTGTAGGTGCTGGGATTCCTTCTACAATTTCTTTAAGACTTGCTGTTCCCATCGGGATCGTATCATCTGCATCTATATCATCATTAACCGCCTGCTCAAATGCCTGCTGTTCGATGTTTGAAATAGCCTTTCCCATTTCCGACTGCGGCTCGGATGCTGAAAAATCCATAGCCTCATATTCTTCTTTTAATCTGTCGTTCTCTATATCAAACAATGTGTTACCGTCAGCGTCATAGAATGCGGTTACTTTCTCTCTCTTTAATATCTTGTAGGTAGTATTCCCTACCTCAACTTCGCTCTTGCTATCCTCCGAAGAATATCCGTTTTCCAGATACTCAAGAACAGCTTTGCTCCATTCGTGTTCGTAATCTTGATTATCTCCTAATGCGTAGTGCATTACATTTCTACCTGTTTCCATAGGCTTCCTCCTTTTTATCGAAATCGAAAAACATATAAAAGTGCTCTTTTTCCACTGTTTTTTCGGTGGTTGCAGTTCCACCAAGACCGTCCATTGACTGGAACAATCTTCTCCATGTCCATATTTGATTTTGAAACATTGGCATATACCAGAGTTCCTGTCCCTCTTTTTCATTAGGGAACAGTACATGCCCCGTCAAAGGATTTGTAATCGTATTTGCTATACACACATATCCTGCACACCCCAAAAGTGAAAGCTGTATGTAACACATCATCCCGGTTATTCTGTCTATGTCCTGTGCAACAAAAACCACATGATTTTGAAAATTATGTTTACACTTTTTCATGGTATTTGCGGCAGCTATCAATGTTGCTCCTGCTCCACAAGCCGGATCACAAATGGATAAGTAGCCTTGCTTTTCTATATGGCTGTCAACATCCTCACAGGTTATCTCAGACATCATCTTGCACACACAGTAGGGTGTAAAAAACTGCCCTTTCCAGTGATTTCCAAGATTTAGCTGCATATACATTTCTCCAAGGAAATCCTGTTCCGGATTTCTTTCCAGGGCTTCAACAATGATTGCAAGCATTTTTGCAGGAATCTCTACAGAACCAAGTCTCTCTATGCATTGTGCATATTCTTTTTCTCTGCTCTCATAATGCTCCGGGCTTCTGTCTGCCACATTACTTATTGAGCACGCTATAGCTGTCATCAAATCCGCCCAAACCTGCCAAGAGCTTCGTGAATAGCAGAGTTTATGAAATTCATTTAAGAATTCTTTTTCAGTTCCCTGTATTGCTTCACTCTGCTTCACCACCTAAAATCTTCCTCCTTATTTCTTCAAATTTGCGAGCCCTTTCTTCTCGCTGTTCCTCTGTGAGCGGTTTAGGTTCTGGTTCTTTCTCCTGTTCTATCCTTACAGGCTCTTTCTTCTCAATCGCCGGTACATACTGCTTTTGCAACAGCACTTTGTTTTTAGCGACGAAATCCGGAAGTGCATTTGTATTTTGTGCTTCAGCGGCTTTTTTCTCATAAGCCTCACGGAAGTTTGCCCTATCTGCAGTTGGATTTTCGCTCTGGCACAGCCTGCTCCACCCAAGATTTTTAACTACAGCCAATGTGAGCTCATCCATGGTTGCAAATGCCTCCTGCGGATGATACCACCCATAATCGGACATTGCTTTTTGGACAACTCCCCATGCTTCGTCAAAACTCAGAATTGGTGTTTTACATCTTTCCATACATAGCTTTCTGATTTCAGCTATGTTGGGCGGATAAATATTGGTGCAAATATGCTCCATGACAGCATTTTCAGCAATCTCATACGGAATATCTTTAAGTGTCATATACCAAAAATCCATTGAGGCATTATCTTCGAGTATTTTTGAAGCTGGATATGCGGATTTAATTCCGATTGCCAATGTCGCAAATTGCTGTTTATTCATTCGCCCACTCCCTTGCTCCTTGTGCAAACTGCTCTACCTTTGAGCCGCCGGCTGTCTGATTGTAAGATTGCGTATAACCAGGTGTTCCACCTCTGTTCTGAACCTTTGAAATCCAAGCGTTGATAAATCGTTTCATTCCTCCTGCTGTTTTCCGTTTTCTCGGATTAGCATCACACCAGCCTTTCATTGCCCTTAGTTCCTGCATAATGTCAACAGCAGGATATAATTCTGCGAGTTCAAGAACATAACTCTGTGTAATCGGGTATTCTTCACCAGTATTCATCATGATACCTATTACTGATGGCTCCGCAGCTACTGTCTGCTCGGAGCATATATTTGTATTGGTTTCCGATTCGGATTTGGATTCGGATTGGATTGGATTACGGACACATTTGTTGTCTGATGTTTTTATCTGCTGTCCTTTGCTGTCAAATGTCAGCAATTCACAATCCTCTGAAAATCCGGGATACTTACTCTTTTGATTACGAATTCTCTGATGATCCGCCCAAGTTACCAATTGCAGGTACGGTCTTCCCTGTGCCTCATACACTCTGACCAAGCCCACCGCCGACAACCTACCAAGCGCCTTATCTATATCTTTTTCCGTAATATCTTTCAGAGGAAAGCAGCTTCCCTTGATTATCTTTGCTCTTCCGTCGTATCTGCCGAAGTCGTCACAGGTTACAATCAATCTATAAAACAGAACTTCCTCGAACCAAGATAAAGAATCTATTTCTTCGCTCCTGCAGATGCTCTCCTTGATTATCCTGTTTGGCATTCGATCATCCTCCTTTCGGATGCTGGAGAGTGCCCCCTCCAGCTCCTGACTTAATAAATTACCTTGCTACCATTTTCCGTTTTGACTACATCCAAATTCTGAGGGAATCTGGCTTTCATTGTCGGATCATGAGTGATAGCCATTATTTTAATGTTGCTGTATCTGCTCTGTATTGTCTCCAATGCGTCGCAATATGCCTGTATTCCGTCCCCATCCAAGAATGGAGGCTCATCAATAAAGAGCATTCCGAGCTGGATTCCTGCCGAAGATGATTTAATCTCTGCCAATGCAAGAATTACCGATAATGAAGACTTGACTTTCTCTCCACCGGATTTTGAAAGGTATGGAAGCACCGACTTACCATATTCCTCGATGTAAATATCCAAAGATACCTTTTCCTTTCCATTTTTCTGAAGTCTCTCCAGTCTGAACTCCACTCCCATTTTTCCGCCAGTCATCTGTCCAAGAATGGTATTTGCTGTAGCTGTCAGCTGCGGAATAATAGAGCGGATAATCTGATGTGGCACACCGCTCTGGCTAAATGCGACTTTCAATGTATCGTAATCAGCTGTCTCCTTGGCATATTCCACCTGCTTGTCCTGTAAAGCTGCAATATCCTGCTTCAACTTTGCAATCTGTTCCGATTTCTGCTGTAAAGCTCCAATTCGCATCTGTTTTTCCTTTACCATGCTGTTAATGGCATTCACTTCTGTATCCAGTCCGTTCACAATCGCCTGAGCCTCTTCCATTCCCGCCATAGCAAGTATCTCTTTATCAGCCTCCGCCTGTCTCTCTGCGATTTCATCATCGATACCGGTAATTTCTGCTGTCAACTCCAGAACCCTGTTCAATGCTGTTGCATTTCTTTCCTCTGCTACTGGAAGCATTTTTTCCTTTTCCACCCACGGATCAAGAGCAGTAATGGCACTAAGCACATGTACATGTTCTTCAAACGCTTTGGCATATATATCACGCTCTGTTTCTACCTGTGTGCCCTTTAATTTGACCTCAGCAAGCCTGTTTTCTGCTTCTGATATATTTGACTTTAAATGTTCCAAAGCAGCCTTAATCAAAGCGAGATTGTTTTCCCTCTGGTTGATTTTTTCGAGCTGTGCCACATACGGAAGCAATGTTGCACATTCGTTTTGCAGGACTGTTAAAGCTGCCGCATCGTATCCTATCGCATCCATTTCAGCCTGTTTGTTCTCTATTGCAAATTTGCTCTTTGCAAGTTCGCAATCTCTGCGAGCGGCAATGTCTACATACAATGCTTCATGTACTTCCAGCTGTTCCTTTGCTTCGATGGCATCCTGCAAGAATTTACAATGTGCTTTCTCGATATCCACACATCCGGATTCATTCAATATTGCAACTTTCTTTTCAAGAAACTGCTTCTGCTCGTCCGCTTTCTGCTTCTCCCTGTCAAAGCTTGACCTTGTCTCGCTTTCATGGAAAACTGCCGCAGAGTATTCGGTTTTTGCTTTCTGGTATGCAACAGCTTTTTCCTGCATATCCTCTAACTCTGCTTTCTTTTTGGTGTATGTTTCGGCTTTCTGCCTGACCTCACCATCATTGACCGAATCCAGTATCATTGCATTCTTTTCATTCTGTTTCTTCTGTAAAGCAGCCTGTAACTCCAAAATGTTCTTTTGTTCACTTTCAGCCTGCTTTGCAAGATTTTCAGCCTCCTGTTTCTTTGTCGTGTAGAGTGCTGACTGTCCTGCGAGTTCCAGTTCCCGCTTCAACAAATCTTTTCTTTCAGCAATCTTTTTCTCTATTTCTGGCTTCTGGGCGAGAGTTACTGAACTGCTGTCTGCTATCGCCTGCTGTGTAGCTCTATTCTGCTCTGCAATGGTCTTTTTTGCCTGTAAAGTTGCAACAGCTGCAAGTGCTCTCTTTCTCCTATCTGCGGCTTCCTGCTGATTCGACAGGACAAGTTTTTTCTGATCCCTCTCATTCACTTTTGCCTGTAATCTGGTTTCCTGCTCCGCCAATTCAGTCTTGCATTTTTCCAATTCCTCATCCGGCTTTCCAAACTCAGCGATTGTTACATTGTGAATAGTGATTTCCTGCTTCAATTCCCTGTTCTTTGCTCCATTCACCTTTGCCTTGTCCGAAGCAATTTTTTCCATTATCTGATATACCCCAAGCCCAAGGAGTGTGCCGAGCACCTCAACTCTTTCCTCCGGCTTTGCCTGTAAGAATAATCCGTACTGATCCTGCATAATCAAAGCACAGGACTTGAATGTGAAGCTGTCCATTCCAAGAATGTTTAAGATTTCCTGCTGGGTATCGTTGTATCTTTCCTTTGAGCAATCCTTCCATTCATTCTCAACAAACTGAGAAATATTCAAAGTTCCTTTTCCGGAACGGGCTCTGGTTCTTGTGACGCGATACTTTTTCTCTCCGATACGGAATGTAAACATAATCGAACCGGAACGGACGCTTTCATCATTTCTAAGCCATGGTGCCTTTCCTGTATCATCCTTGATTACACCCTCTCTCGGTTCTTCATAAAGGCAGTCGATAATCGCATCCATAAACAAGCTGCTCTTTCCTGCTCCATTCTGACCGTTGATTGTGCAGAAAGTGATATCCTCGAAATTAAATGTTTCCTCTTCGTAGTTACGATAATTCTTAACAGCAATTTCTACAGGTTCAAATGTTCCGCTATTTGCTGTCGCTGTCATGCTTGCCTCAGCTTCAGCAATAATCGGTCTTGCCTTTAATACAAGTTCCTGTATTCTTTCCTGTGGTACCTGCTTTTCCTCAAGATACTTAATAAGGTTCGCCTCCGGATCCGTAGCATTTTCAAGCTGTGTTCTATTTGCAAATTCATCTATCTTATCTGGAAGAATTTCCCATACCATAAATGCTCCGTCTTCCAGAAGCTCTCTTTCCAAAGTTGCCTTATTCAGAGCCTTGCTGTTTTCTGCGGTGCAGCTATAATGAACACGGACAATCTTTCCATCGATCTGTCCTCTCCACTTCTCAGTAGCAACAAAATCCATAGCCTGCATATTTATCTGTGTCACATCATCATCATTGAGTTCAATGGTTGCAAACTCTCTGATAGGTGTTTCATGGAAAATACTCTGCCATGTTCCCAGCTCGTGCCAGTTGTGAATCCAAAAGCCCCTCTGCTGTCCCTCATCATTAAAGTTCATGGCATTTATCGCACCGGAATAATACCAGTCTCTGTGCATTATCTTCTGTGGTCTGTGAATATGCCCTAAAGCAACCAGATTGTAATTGGCCGCCAATAAAGCCTCCTGCGGAATGATTGGCTCAAACTGTGTGAGCATCATTGTCTGTCCGCTCTCGGTATTGCATCCTGGCACTGTGTAATGTGCCATCAGAATACTTTTCTTTTCTGGAGAGCATTGTGCTTTCAACCCTGTTACAATATTTGATAATTCATTTGTAAACACCACATTTTCTTCATCACTTGACAATCCCGGATGATTAGCTCTGAACACTCCCCTGTCAAATCCCGGGAGCACCGCAATATCAACATCATCAAATGAAATTACCTGTGGGGTAATCACCACATGAACATTCGGAACATCTGCAAACATTTCAGAGAGGACGTTGAACTGTCCTGATCCATCATGGTTTGGAGTACCTCTCATAACAACAACCTGCTTTGATACTGCCGCAAGCTCTCTGATATAATGAATGGCAGTAATAATTTCCTCACAACACCTGTCGGACCACAGGCGGCCAACATGGAATATGTCACCAGATACAATCGAGTAATCCGGTTTTTCCTCATTTGCCACTCTGATCAGTTCATCCAGACATCTTTTCGTGTCCTCTGTTCGGAGATTTACTCCGTCCTTAACTGGGCTTCGGAATGTTCCAAGATGCCAGTCTGCTGTATGTAATATCTTCATTTCAACACCTCCATTGTTGCTTTCATCGCCATAATCATGTTATTTAGCTGCAGCTCTAATACCTTAAATACCGATTCCTCAATGCCGCAAAAATCAATGCCATCACCGGTCCATTCTTCCCCAACAATCAGTATGTTTCCTGTTATTGGAATATTGTGTTTATCAGTTTCATAAAGGTAACTGCCTATGAGATTCGGGATGATTACTTCTTTCAACAATCCCTCCTCGTCAATTAGCATACTTACGCACTGCCCCTTGACCTTAGTCGGATGGTCCATTTGGTGTAATTCTGTATATAATCGCTTTGGCATCACATGCTCATATAATCTGCAGTCATTTCCTATCAGTTCTCGAAGCTTATTGTTCTGTTCCTCATGTGTTCCTGTCGGAAACTCATGTACGGATAATTCCAAATCCGTTGAAATCTTAATCAGATTCATCACTTCCCAGCTCCTTTCTGACACTTCATGCAAAGAGGTCTTCCAAACTTATTTAGCGAGTATTCATATACTCTCGCATTGATTTCCGCCCCACATCCGTCACAATAATATCCTGTCGATTCATTCTCGACTTGCTCCTGTTGTGGTGGTGTCTGCTGTTCCTGGTCGAACCAGTTCTTCTCCTGCTCTCCTGCGACCGCATCATCCTCTGTCTGATCTGAGACAAATGCAGGATTGTCAATTTCATCCTCCGGATTAAAGTCTGACGAAAATGCTTCGCCAGAAAATGCAGTGGAGATTGCAGGTGGTGTGGATGAGGCACCGAACATGTTCCCCATGGAATTCATCCCCTGCTGGAGCATTGCACTTCTCACTGTAGGATCCGTGTAATCCGGTGCGAATGTTACTGTAGGAACAACAAACGGCTTCTCCAACTCTGCCTTTGAGTATGTCCCCTTAATGCCAAGCAATGCTCTGATAACTCTGAGGATTGCTCCTGTCTGCGCCTTTTCAGAAGCAGTCTTTCTAAGGAGTGTCATATTTACAAGGATCGATCTCTCTATATACTTCTCTCTGTCGCTGTCAGCAATTACATAGTATTTGTCATACTTTCCGTACTGATTTGGTTCTGTTTCCTGTTTCCATTCCCCCTTGAACATTTCAGCGGCGGCCTTGGAAGCTCGCCAGTCATGAATACCCATGATTGACTTATCCATAAATTCAAGGCGGTACTTCGATTCTTCATCATCAAGGCAGATACGCTTTGTTTCCATGTGTGTCTTGTAGCTTCCATCCGGAAGTCTTACTGCTCCGTATGCCTTTCCGACATAGGTATTCGTATTCTCTCTTATGACTGTTGTGTACTCAGGGTGAAACTGGATTCCTGCCGCAGTTGCAAGCTTCATAAGAAGCGGCTTTGCAGGTGAGAAAACTTCCTCATATATGGCTTTTCCTTTTCCATCCTCTCCAGTCTTTACCTTTCCGACCGAGAAGATATCTCCTGAGCTTGGTGCTGTGTCCGCCACCACTTCCATAACGGAGCACTTATAAAATGGGTTGATCTGCACTGATGTAGCTGCTGGTAACAGCAGATTGCAGTTTGGATATTTGGACTGAATTTCAGCCAAAGCATTTGAATTGTTCATAGATAAAACCTCCATATTGTGTAATATTTGCTTGATTTATAAAGCAGGAACTGCTACAATATGGTTATCCGTAGGGGCACTCTGATTTCTGATCGAGTGCTCTTTTTCCATATCACGCAATGTTCTGCATAAATCCATAGTGAATTTTGAAAAAGCAAGGTTTCTCACATATTCCTCTGTGAGCTTCACAAGATACCAATGCTGTAACACAACCTGTCTTCGCTCACGCTGGTATATGTACTCCTGCTTATGTCTGGCATATTTCAATGCCTCCTCGAACTGTTCATCTGTAATTTCGCATCCGAGCAGTTCCTCTACTTCTCTTTTTTCTACAATTTCTTTCATCTTCCAATTCCTCCAATGAATCAAATAAATAGTTAATTGCCTTCCATGCTCCCCAGTAAACTGCCAGAATCAACAAATACTCACCTCCGACAGCCTCGTATCCTCTCTCGATATAGGCAAGATGAAAAGCCCATTTCCCGATAGCGTATGTGACAAGCAGCGTCCAGATAACCGCTATCAAATCTCTTTTCAGTGTCTTCCTCATTTGTCCTCACTCCTTGTAAAAATAATGTTTTCCATGCTTAAACAGGAAAGTAAGATTTTCACTATGCCATGTAGAATCGCTCTTGCTCTCAAAGTAAGTTGCTCCATGGCTTTCATCCCATCCACCAGTCTGAATAAGCTGCAATGCTCTATAGCAGTCCTCGTCCGGCTCTACCTCGTCATATCTTCCATTGCTGATTGGGCTAAACTGCCCCTTCTGGAAAATAACATCTTCGATTGTGTCCGGAAATTCATCACTCCAAACCCTATTGAGGACCACAAGCATTACAAGAGCCTTTCCCTCTGTGTCCTCGGATTCAGCTTCAGCCATTGCTATCTTGGCCAGTCGGTACGCATCATCCGAATCCCAGTCCATACTGCCGATTTTTGACCGCTCTGCTTTCTCTGTTTCCTGCTCTGGAGCAGTTGTTGCAACCGATGTTGCAGTCGGTGTCGCATTCGCTTCATCAGAAATCATTGATTGAACAATAATATCTCTGCTATCCGCCTCATCTGCCGGAGTTCCTACAAAGCTGAAAGCAAAGGCAACCATTGATGTCAGCGAAATCACAAACACCAACCCTAAACTAAAAAGACATTTGTTTCTCATGCTGACACCGCACCTCCTTTTGGATGGTCGAACGTAAATGCCATCTGACCTCCTTTTTCATCAGTCATCAAAATCTGACTGTAGAAAATCCTGCTCGTCTCCTGTTCTCTCGCCTTAATGCTTTCGCAATCGCACTTCTCTCCTGGATCCAGATTGCAACCGCAATGTGGGCAAACATTGTAATATGCCATCTTGCACCTCCTATTCTTCAATCATGCATCTCTCAAAAAAATACTTTCTCGGAACTTTGCCAATTGGATATGCCGGTGTCAGCTTTCCTGCCTTTACCAGCTCGTCCCGAAGCTGCCTTATCAGCTCATAAGCCTTGTTTTCCTTGCAGTCAAGATATTCCATTACTTCTTGTGCTCCTATGTAATATTTCCCCGGTGTCGCAATAACACCCGGTGCTGTCGCCAATGCGTTCATTCGCTCACCTCCTGCGATAAATCTTGTTTAACAATCTGGTCCATAGTTACACCAAAGAAATCTGCTAGTTTTTCTAAGATGTCTATTGTCGGCTTTGCTTTTCCCGTTTCAATTGCGTTGTACCCTTGTTTCCCTCTGTAACCTAGCAATTCAGATATGTCCTGTTGTGTCATACCATGCTTTTTACGCAAATACATAAGATTGAGCACATATACCGGCATTGCAGGCTTCATATCTCTCAACACTAGATCGTCAAGCGATACTCCATGATATCTTGCTAATTCCACAATTATTTCAATTCCCGGAGTTCGACTTCCGCATTCCCATGAAGACATTGTCTTTTGTTCAACTCCAAAGAGATTCGCCAACTCCTGTTGTGTCTTCCCTATCTGTTCCCGAAGGAATTTTAAGTTTCCCGCTAAATACAAAATGTCACCTCCTGCGGCTTGGAGCTGCTTGAAGCTCCGAGCAAATATTGTATTGGTTTCCCGATTTGGATTTGGATTCGGATTGGATTGGATTACGGACACATTTGTTGTCACTTGCTGTCAAATGTCCGCAGAATGTAAATAAAAAAATTATTAAGCTCTACTCTGCCAATAGCACCGCCAGACTGTCCTTGCTTTCGCTCTGTCCAATGATACTGCCGACCATTCAAGCCTATTTCTTACATATTCTTCTTAATCCAAAGCCTCATGCTTTGTGCAATCTCCTCTACCTCTTCTAAGTTTTTTACTACCTCATCAAGCTCAGGCTTTTCACTTTCATCAATCACACCATCTGCGGTGATGTCGAGAAGCATTTCTTTTGTTTTCCCTATCTTCCGGAAAACCGAAAGCGTTCTGACTGTGATTCTGTCCAAATTTGCCAGCTCCGCTTTTGGCATTTCGCATCCGAGCGGACACATCGTTCTGCAAAAATAATTTTCCAATTCCGGAGCATTGTATAAATCTGCCATCAGTCTTATTTCCTCTGGATAAGGAACTGCAATGCCACTCTCTATTCGATAAAGTCTCCCTCTGTCAATTGACATGTAATCTGCAGCTCCTTCTCTACTGCTCAACTGCTCATTGTGTGTTGCCGCTTCGCAACGGGCTTTGTAAAAGATGTTGGAGCTTGTCTTAGCTGTCACATTTGCCATTTTCTACATCACCTCCATGCGTTAAAATGGTATCAGTTGAAGTTTCTTGAACTTCTTTTGCAAAAAAAATTTTATATGTCATCTCTTTGGATAATCCGAGATGGATTGCGATTTGATTTGCTATATCTACGGAAATAGAGGTTTTCCCTTTTTCCATCAGGCAGTAACTGCTTTTGTCTTTGAAGCCGAGGCACTTTGCAAGTTTCTCCTGTGTTATACCGCGTTTCATTCGCTCTGCTCTCAATAGTGCCAGATCCATTGTCTTACCTCCTTATGTGTTTATGTTTCTTCAACTTTCATGTTCATATTACTTCAACTTTATTTTGTTGTCAAGCGTTTTGTTGAAGTTTCTGCAACTTTGTTTTTATTTCTTCAATTTAGAAAGGATGTGTTATATAATGAGTTTGAAATTATTAAACTTACACGGAGGCGATTATTATGGCAAATCTATCTGATAGGATTAAAAGCCTCCGCTTGTCAGCAGAAATGACACAGGAAGAATTTGGTAAGAAGTTCGGAATAGTAAAATCTACAGTTTCATTATATGAAAGTGGCAAAAGCACACCGAACGATCAAATCAAAAAACAGATATGTGACTACTTCCATGTTTCATTAGATTACTTGCTCGGTGTTGACAGGCAGGGAGGACTTGATTATGCGAACTTTCAGATAGACGAATCTGAATTCGCTCTCGATTTCAAAATGAGAATTCGGGAACTAATTTCTGAGCAAGGAATGACTGAAGATGATTTCATGCAAAGTACTGGTTTTAGTAAAGATGAAAAGGATGCTTATCTATATGGCAACAGAATGCCATCAATAGAGGATCTCATAAAAATCACCGGTGCATTAGATGTATCAGCAGATTATCTTCTCGACATTTCAAGAAGAAAAAGGCTGTCATCGGACGAAGAATCGCTCCTTCAATTATTTAACAAGTGCGATGACCAATGCAAAAACTATCTTATAGCAAAGGCAGGTGTTTTGTGCGTAGAGGGTATCTCGGCAGTTGCAGCTGGTGAGTATGGCAAATACGCAGACGAAGAAAAAAAATCATTTCCTTCGAGTGGTACCGAAGGAAAAGGGGCTTAAAAAAAATAACAGAACGATTGGAGGAATATTATGGTATGGACTGCAGCTTGGACCGATTTTGTTATCTGCCTCCTGTTTGGATGGCTTGGGGTTCATAAATTCAGAGAAAAGAAAATTGGCATGGGTATCCTTTACCTATGTACATTCGGATTGTTTTGTATCGGATGGTTTGTTGACTGCATCCGGTACCTGCTGGCAGCACTTCATGGGGAACGCATCCAGGGCAACAGACCAATGCAGATTTCAGCAGATGCTCCACTACCAGTTGTGCCATCAAATGTAATGCTTGCAAACGGAGAGGTGTGTCATTACTGTGGACCAGCTACTTTTGTTAAAACAAAGAATGTGGTTGTAGGATATTCCGGAGGAAGCCGCGGCACCAGTGTCCGTATTGCAAAAGGTATGTCGGTACATCTTGGGGCGAGAAAGGCAGCTCCAATCCGTGGTGACGTGCAGGAGCGTACACAGGGAGTTCTTTCTATTACGAATAAGAGAGTTGTATTTTCAGCAAACAAAGGAGCTTTCGATAAGAAGATTTCGGCATTGTCAGCTGTAACTCCTTATCAGAATGGCATTGCTTTCCAGTTCGGCGATCAACAGTATCCTTTGGAAACCCGTCAGCCGGAATATATTTATCAGATATTGGCTCGTGTGGTTAATTCATCCGAGGACATCTAATGCCGGCATATAAATACACTCTGAAAAGTGGAAAAACATTATGGTATGCTAATTTTTATTACACCGATTGGACTGGAGAAAAGAAGCATATCTGTAAACGAGGATTTAAAACACAGAGGGAAGCAAAAGATTATGAGAGGTCTTTTCTGGATCAGCAGAACACTTCAAGCGACATACTCTTTTCTTCCCTCGTCGCAAATTATCTGGAAGATATGGAACACCGCTTGAAACCTACAACAATGGAGAATAAGCGGTTTATTATTGAAACGAAACTGCTCCCCTACTTTGGAAAGCAGAAGATTTGTGACATTGATACAATAAAGGTCAGAAAATGGCAGAATGAGCTTATCTCCTATCGGGATGATGATGGAAAGCCATTCTCGCAAACATATCTAAAAACTGTAAATAATCAGCTGTCAGCAATAATGAACTACGCAGTATCTCATTACCGCCTACCTGTCAATCCATGCAAGACGGCCGGCAGTATGGGAAAGAGTAAAGCAGATGAAATGAACATCTGGACGCAGGCTGAATATGAGAAGTTTTCAAATGCAATCAATAAATCATCGATGAAGCTTGCATTTGACATATTGTTTTATACCGGTATGCGTTCCGGAGAACTTTTGGCTCTCACTCCGGCAGACATTCTTTCATCCAAGCGAATCGATATCAATAAGAATTATGCAAAAATCAAGGGTGAGGAGTTATTCCTTGAACCGAAGACACCAAAAGCAAAGCGATGTATATCCATTCCGGACTTCTTATATAACGATATCCAGGAATACATTTCAAAGCTCTATGGTATTGGAAATGGCGACAGGATATTTTACTTCCAGAAGACAGCTCTCGAAAAAGAAATGAAAAGGGTATCAGAAAGGGTTGGTCTGAAGCCGATCAGAGTTCATGACCTGCGGCACTCTCATGCAAGTATGCTGATAGAACTCGGTTTTACTCCATTGGAGATTGCGGAGCGGCTAGGTCACGAATCTATAAAGACCACTCTCGACACATACTCACATCTTTATCCGGATAAGGATCAGAAGCTGGCAGACCGCTTGAACCAGTTTCGCAAGAATTGAATCTGTAAAGCCGTCTCAGACCGAGGCGGCTCTTTTTTCTATCTGCAACCATATTGGATTGCACTTCCGATTTGCAACTGTTTTCGATTGCACTTTTACAGGAAGCTGCACATCACAAGAATAATGCTCATTTTGAGTAGGAAAAGTAATGGCACATCATTCTTAACATCACGTTAACATCACAGAGCAAAATAAAAGAGCCACAAAGCCCATAAAATAAGGCTTCGCAGCTCAAATGTCCGTTATTCAAACTCAATAGTTCCTGGTGGCTTACTGGTCAAATCATAGAATACTCTATTGACTCCCTTTACCTCATTTA